ATGGCACAAGTCATTAATACCAATTATCTGTCACTGGTCACTCAAAATAATTTAAATCGTTCACAAAGTGCATTAGGTAATGCAATTCAACGTTTATCTTCTGGCTTACGCATTAATAGCGCCAAGGATGACGCAGCGGGTCAAGCGATTGCAAACCGCTTTACGGCTAATGTTAAAGGTTTAACTCAAGCTGCACGTAATGCGAATGATGGTATTTCCATAGCCCAAACCACAGAAGGGGCCTTGAATGAGATTAATAATAACCTACAACGTATTCGTGAATTAACCGTCCAAGCAAAAAATGGTTCTAATTCAGATTCTGATATTAAATCTATTCAAGATTGCGTTTTATATTAGATGATAGGCAATATTAATTTATATTAATCAGCCAGTTAAAAGAGTTAGATGTGGCTTTTTGCTGGCTTCATTCTTCGAGTGTGTCGAAATTGTGACGCGCTCACTGTATTTGGTTAAATGTTCACCACTTAAATGGGCATACCTCTTAACCATTTCTAATGTTTCCCATCCTCCCATTTCTTTTAATACCATTAATGGTGTTCCGCTCTGAACATGCCAACTTGCCCATGTGTGGCGCAGGTCATGAAATCTAAAATCTGTTAACCCAGTCAATCTAACTGCCCGTTCAAAATCTTCAAGACCGATAGATCGTTTTCTTTTTCCTGTTCTCGTAAATACATATTCAAATTCTCTTGGAATATTGCGTAAAATATTTACAGCATCTTCATTTAAAGGGAGAGGGCGACCTCGGTTAGATTTTGAGTTTTCAGGTGTTACTATTGCAACCCCTCTATCTAAGTCAACATTACTCCAAGTTAGGGATAGTAACTCACCTCGTCTTGCTCCAGTTAATAATGCCAAGCTAACTAAGTCTTTCATCCACTTTAGCTTTAGATTATCAATTAGCTCAATTGCTACTTCCTTTTCGATCCATCTAACCCTGACAACTGGTTCTCTAAACGATGGAACATGCGGTTTTTCTTTTATCCATCCGCTTTTGTGGGCTAATGAAAATGCCCTCATAATAAATGAACGATACCTGTTTTTGGATGCGTTAGAGAGTTTTCTCTTTGTTTTCGTGCTATACACAGGCAGTGAGTTCGTGATCTCATCACTGGTAATAGTGGATAGTTTTCTTCCCTTGAAAATAGCTAGGAAATACCTTGCATTAGTTTGTGCATTTGCAAAACTTCGATGACTCTCAGCGTTTCTTAGCGCCAAAATCATCATCTCATCGAATGTTCGTTCTGGCGATTTATCTAGTTTATCTATCTGCCATAGGTCGTACTTTAATTTATCGTGATACTCCTGAGCTTTCACCTTGTTCGTGGTGCCAGTAGATCTCCTAATTCTTTCTCCACTTGGAGATGTGACATCAATCCAGAACGTATTCCCTCTTTTGTAGATCGGCATTTTGAATTTCTCCTGCCACCGACCACAGCCAGCCGGTAAACATTATTGTCATTAAACTGCGCCTGTTCAAACTTTTTCAGGCTTTCCTTGTTAGCTCGCCATGAACCGCCCACCTTAAACATGTAATATTTTGGTGGGTTTTTATAGATAGTTGATGGTGAGAGTTTTAGCTTCCCTGCAAACTCTTTCAATGTCATGCAGTCATCTTCCATTCTTCTCTTCCTTTTGCAGATTTCTGATGTATTGGCACATAACATCTTTGGTGTTGTACTTTGTGTGATTTAGAGGCTTAAACTTCGGTGTGTATTTATCGAGGATCTGAGTAGTAAGTTTGTCGTTGGGTATTCCGTGGCTTCTGAGTTCGATTAAGCATTCCTTTGCTATTTGCCTTCGTGCGTTCTCCATTGCCTGTGCGTTCATAGTCTTTGCCTTTTATTTCTCATTATTACTCTGAGAGAATTAGGGCAATTTTCTATTTCAACGTTATAAATTGTATTTTTAATTTTAACTCTGTGATTTATTCGAAATCCTTTCTTGCTTTTATCGTGGATATTTAAGGCTGCATTTATTGCCATCTTTTCTATATCATTAACATCGCCATGAATTCTGATTTCCATAATTCACCTATGCTATTTCCCATTCATTTAATATTTTATTACCGATATTAATTAACTCGTCTCTATCGACAGTATTAATTATCTTTCGTGGTTTGATATATGGTCGCCATATTAAAAGCATTGAGCCTTTATTGTTTCCATTGACGGGTTTGTTTGTTCCTGCATTAATAAAAGATATTCTTCCTCCTGTAATTAGTCTCACTTCATCAACTGTTTCTAATGCAGAATTAAACCAACCGACAGAAGTATCAGCAGGAATTAACATCACGATAGGCTGTAGTTGCTTTTTACATTGTTCGGCGGCTTTATTAATCCAAGGCTGAATATCTGAATATGGAGGATTAATCCAAATAGCACCGTAGCTTTCCCAATCACAATTTAATGAGTCGTCTTTTTTGGTGAGGTAATGAGTACAGAGTGCATTATTTTTATCGGCGGCGGCATCTAAATAGAAACCGAATTCAGCGTCCAGCGCTGTAAATAAAGGCAGGGGGGTTTGCCATCTATCACGCAATTCCTTTGGTGTATGGCTACCTCCGTAGTCAGCTTTCATTCTCCACATCCTTCATCATTAAGAATAATTCCATAGCTGCGCGATATGGGTTCGATTTATATCTCGATGTGATTCCACTTGAAATATCACTTGCAAACCACCAAGTTGACCCTCCGTCATCTGACATATCTGCCATTAACGATATCAAGTTTTCAATAATAATCGGCATTGCATCGGCTGGATTGTTGCATGGGTCGAAAGTCCGATAGCCGCTATCCATATACGCTAATACAGATTCTTCCGTTAATAAGCATTTCTTCTTTAACCTTGTAGCAACTAATTCATTAATTTGAAGGTCGGTGTACTTATTATAGCTATTCATTGATTAACTCCAGCATTTTCTCATTGTACCAATTTCGGTTATCCCACCAATCGTGCACTAAGTAGGGCGCGTAAAGTCCTTCTCGAACCAATTCAATAACCCCAATTTTCTCATACCCCTTAACTTTAACCTTATCGCCGACTTTAAATTTCATCGCCACACCTCACCACAAACTATTTCAACATCCCGCACCTGCATTATCTGCATAGCACGGCTCTCGCATTCTTGCTTTGTGTATATTTGCTTTGTTACAGGCACAGCAGAACCCTGCATTAGCATGAGTAATACATATCCGATTATTTGCATGGTTGTTTATTTTGAATGTTTAATTAGAGTTTCTTTAATCCAGCTCTCAGCCGCATCATTACATGACAAAACATTTGCCATCATTAATTCAATATCGATAGATTCCTTTGCAATGTAAGATAATGTATTCATAAACATTGCAAACTGCTTCTCATCACACTCTATAAAATTAGCCCTATATGCACTAATTAAATGATTGCGAGCATATAGAACGCCTAATTTCATTTGCTCTCTATCAAATTGCTGTCTTGATGTATCCATCATTCCACCTTTCTATATCCAGCTTTATATAAACGCTCGGCATGTGCTCTGGCTGTTCCCATTCCCATATCAACTAAACCTAAGTCACCAGTTGATAAATCAATTGCCATTTGCTCAATTTCTTTTTCTGCTATTTCCTTGCGCTCTTTATCAGCAAGTTCCTTTGCTAAGTCCGCGCAATAAAAGCAAATATTAATATTCCCAACTGAAACTAGGTTTTTAACTCCAATATCTTCACCGCAACAAGAGCATATATTTCTCGCTTTGGGTTCAAATTGGTTGCGTAGTTCAATCATATTTATTCCTCTTCATTGCATCCCTGCGAGTCGTCCGCATCAATCAGCTCGGCCTTTAGCTTCATGATCTTTCCATCTTCTCTATGCCAATTGATTTCTCCACCCTCAGCGATAACTAATTGCCAGACCATTTGTGCAGCTTCATTTGTCACATCCCTTGCATCATTACCAACTCTCACCAAGAGACCATCTCTGACGACTTTCATTTTTGCTAAGCTGATTTTTTTAGTTAAAGGTGAGAAACCTAGTCTTAATCTAGCGGTGTTCGCCATTATTGAATCCTCTTTTGTTTAGTTATTGGAGGCATCTATCTCCTGTTTGCATCCTTGCAAGTATATCCTTTGGTTAAACGGGTAGGGTGGTCAAAACGGGATATCAGAGTCATCGAAATCCATTGGTGGCTGACTACTCTGTGCTTGCGGTTGCTGAGGTTGTCCCCATCCTTGATTCTGCTGAGGCTTCTGGCTTCCTGCCTGATTACCACTGTTACCGCCTAGCATTTGCATAGAGCCGCCGATATTCACAACAACTTCAGTGCTATATCTGTCTTGACCACCTTGGTCTTGCCATTTACGAGTTTGTAATTGGCCTTCGATATAAACTTGTGAACCTTTTCTCAGATATTCACCTGCAATTTCTGCTAATTTTCCGAAGATGCATACTCGATGCCACTCGGCATATAACGGATTTCAGGGTCTTGCCCCAAGTGACCAATGAGAATACATTTATTCACGCCTTTACTTGCCATATACACTCCATTGATTGCCAAATTGAATGCCTAACTTGTTTAATCCCTGATCCATCACCTCAATGAACTCAGGCACTAACTCGTCGAATTCTTTCATCATTTTTTCGTCACGCTCAACAGGGAAATATGCTATTTCTTTTCCTGCCGGCATTCGTGGGTCAAAATTTGCAAAATGCCAGATATCCTTACCTGTAACCCACATGGAATATTGAACTTGAGCCACATATTCCTTTTTCATTGCATCGATTCCATTCAATGCTAAGTCTATAAATACGCCCGTGTTATTAGGACATTTAAGCTCTAATCCAGAGCCATCACTGCAAATGCCGTCTGGTGAGCAAGCTATCCGTAGTTGCTCATCTTTAAATATTATTGGCACTTCCTTTGCCGTTAATCCGGTGTAAAACTCGAATGTCATCCTTGCTTCTAATTCGTAGTTTTTACCCCATTCCAGCGTCCTTGCTGATACCTCCTTGTAAACTCCCGTGCAGACTTCACCAATAAGGGTATTTAAATATGTTTTCTTTGTGTCTGACCATTTTGTCCCTGATCTTGGCTTAGAGATAACCTTCCATGCCTCAGAGGCAGTTACTACGCCAAGCCTGATAGACATCCATTCCTCGCTTCCTTGCTCTACTTTGGTTAAATCGATGCCTGTTTTGCTTAGAATGATGTCATTACTAATCATTTTCCTTCTGCCTTTTTCCTTAGCATGTCGATAATGGTATTGGCTTCAAATGCGGTTAATTGCTCTGGATGGGATATTTGATGGTTGAATTTTTTACTAATGAATGTGAAAAAAGCATCGCTCCATTCTCCATTAACTTTAAGCATCAAGTCCGTGATGGCTTTTAGTTGATCCTCGCTTGCTGGCGTTATGTCCTTTGGTTCTTGTTGCTCGCTTCCAAAATCAATACCTTCTCCAGCCTCAGTGTTAACATAGTCAATAGCCTTATCTAAACGTTCTCTTCGAGGCCAGTATTTTGCTGCTTGTTTCACTACTGTTTTTAGAATCATCTGCTCTTCGTCAGTTACCCAAGGACACGATTTTTTCTTTGATATCCAAGCTTTCCATGCTGTTGAGCGGTCACGTATTGCGTAAATATCAGCAATAGCCATTGTGTGAGTTAGATAGTCTCCATCTTCTGTTTTTACTACTGTGTAAGCGCCAACAATCTCACCTCTCTGCTCCTGAGTAGCAAAGGCGTTGTATTCGTGGCGAGGTGCGGTATCTATTGATGTAAGTTGGAAATTATCATTTTGTCGAACAATGCTTGATTGACACCACTTAATAGCCTGTGATTGTTGAGCAATATGCATCAATCCCATGTAACTGATATCGAGACATACTTTCTTGTCTCTAGGAACTAGGTAAGCCAACTTTTGCGCTGGGTTTAAACTAATTCCGATAGCTGAGACATTCATGATCGCACTACGAACTGACACAAGATTATTAACTGCAACATTTGCCAGATAATCATTGTTCGCGAATATTTGCATGGCAAATTCAGACTCCCTTTTGAATGCTATGCTTGGCTCACTACACACTTGTTCGAACTCATTTTTAAGAGGATTTACAACCTCATATATTTTTTGAACTGCATTTGTCACGACATCCTCCTGCGTTCCTGATAGTTCTTTAACTCCTTGTAAAGACCATCAATTGTCATATCGAAAACGCTGTCACTCCACTGGCTGGTAATATCCTTTGGTAGTCCATCAACTACGCTAAATGCGACATTACTTAACTCAGCATCCTTTGCATCAATCCATGATGCTTCTTCTTGTTTGCGCTCTTCCCTTGCGTCAAGTTCATGGTAAGGATTCATCACGCCTCCTTAAGAAAAGAGATCCAGTGCGTCTTATCATTTTTACCTACACGCTGTACTGCTGTTGGTTTTTGGTCTGTTAGTGCTAAAATTTGCTTAACAGGTATTTGGGTTTCATTCCATTTGAACAGCAATGTTCCTCCAGGCCTAAGCACTCTAAATGCTTCACTAAACCCTTTACTTAAATCTTCTCTCCATGAGTCTTTATTTAACGAGCCGTATTTTTTAAACATCCAACTATTTTTACCAACTCTAATTAAATGAGGTGGGTCGAATATAACTTGATAAAACGAGCCGTCAGGGAAGGGGAGGTTTTTAAAATCAGCTATAATGTCTGGTGTGATATTTAGCTTCCTGCCATCACATAAAATATGTTTCTCTGTGCGGATGTCGCTGTAAATTGCTCGGTTATCTTCCTTGTCAAACCAGAACATGCGACTACCACAGCACATATCTAGAATCTGAGTCACGCAACCCTCCTTAGCAACAGGAGTATCCTTGCTTGCTTCATTGACAATCCTGTCAAACTCTTCCTTGTCGAACCGCATAATCCATTGCAGGGCTTCAACTGGGTCGATTTCCGTTAACTTAGCCAGCTCAGCGAAACTTCCTGTCTCAATACTGAGCTTGCTACTGTCGTCAAATTCCATGACTGTTTTGCCGTCTACTACCCGAGTTCCGTTCGAGTAGCTGTATGAAATTTGCATAATCACCTCAACTTACAAATGTTGGTATTACGCCAACGGTTGTCACAATGACCACAGCCAAACTGAATAACCATGGGCTTGTACGTTTATTCTTACGTGCTTGAGGCGTAGTGATACGCACCGCCATGCAATCACGCATAGTTATGTAATATTCTGATTTCATTGTTACCTCGCTAGGTGAGCGATAGGGTGGTTATCTGGTGTTGGTGCGGTGGGTTAGTAGTGAATTTTTACGTTTGATACTAGGTTTTTAGCGATAGCGATAATGCAATTCTTGGCGTGCTCTTCTGGAATGCCAGCATCAATTAAATCTTGCATAGCCTGATTGTTAATTGCTTTCTGATGTTCCTTATCAGCCTGACGTTTAGCTTCTTCCTGACGCTTACGTTCTTCTTCTGCTAATCGCGCCTGTTCTGCTTCCTGTGCTTTCTTGCGTTCGGCTTCGATAGCTAATTGTTTCTCACTTTCGGCTCGCTCCTGAGCTTCTTTAGCATCACGTTCTGCCTTTTCCTTGGCTTCTTTTGCCGCTTGCTCTGCACGTTGAATTGCTTCCTGCTTTTCACGCTCTGCACGTTCAGCGGCTTCTTTTGCTTCGCGCTCACGCCGTGCTGCCACTTCAATTTCTTGCCGTGCCTTTCGTTCAGCTTCGAGTCTTGCCTGTTCTGCAGCTTGTCGCTTCATTTCTTCTTCACGAGCAATGCGCTGGCGTTCTTCTTCGGCTTTGCGTAAATCAAACAGCTCGTTCATTTGCAGAGCTTCTTCATGATCAACTTCGACTTGCTTCTTAAGCGCTTCGGCTTCTTCGCGAGCTTTTTCTTGCGCTTCCCATTCTGTTAGTGGTTTGCGAATTCCATCACTCAGTAAGTCAAGTTCGTCTCGAAATAGCTTACGTGCGGCATCTACTTTCTTAGGTAATTCTTTCAGGTCATTAACAACCAGTTTGCCAGCCTTATCAATAGCTGTTTTTGTTTGAGTAACTTTGTACGCCAGAGATGCAAAAGCCTTTCGGTTTTTAGCTACTGAGAAATCACTGTCGAGTTCTTTACGCTCTTCTTCTGCAAGAGACTTAATGTGCTCCAGCATCTGATTTACTTTTTCTGGTGCTGTAAACAAATCTAGCGCCGTAGCTTGTTCAATTACGACTAATTCATTTGCCATTTCCTATATTCCTTATGTGCGTATTCCTCACTATTAATAGCGATATGAATGATTAAGTGGTGGGTTACTGCTGACCGAGGGCTTTTGAGATTACAGCGTCAACGATGTTTAAATCATCGTCATCATCTGGTTTATAGCTTGCAATTTTATTGCGAAGCCTGATTAACTGCTCTAATAACTCTGGTGCTGCTGCGATTAAACGAACATCGGCGTCAGCTCTTGCGGCTTGCTCAGCGTCACTTGGTTGTAGTACGTTAGCTACAATATATCTGTCAGAGCAGCGAATAGTATGTCTATCTCGATATTCAAACGGGTGTAAACCAATGTGCCACGGTGGTTTGCTGCCTTTAAATTCCATATCACCCCCTAGCCTTTAACATCGCATCTGCCATGCGATAGTAGAACTCAGCTCTTTTGACCAGAAATTCATCAGGAGTCTCATTTGTGTAATACCCCATTTCCACAGCATCCTGTGTGGCGATGTCACCTTGCATGCATTTAGCTGCAAAATAATCACGTAAACTCATACCAGTATGAGTGCCATGTAACTCTGTTGCTGGAACTGGAAAAGCCGCTCCACCTGTTTTATCTTCCATACTCCCTCCTAACTATTTCATCAGTCCGTATTCATAATTGATATTGTTAAGACTTTCCCTGTCTGACTCTATGAAGTAATCCCATAGCTCTTGGTCTTTGTGTTCCATGACCAACTGCCAGTGCCAGCCTATTTTTGATTTAACTCTGCGAACTTTTCTGATTACAGTTTCGTCGCAATCAAATATGACTCCATAGCCACTACCAAGGCAGCTACGTAACACGCCAAGCTCAACACTAACAACTCTAAATAACTTCGGCATAGGTAGCTTTCCATTGTGGAAATCATCTATTGTCATACTCCCTCCGTTATTAAAGAAATAGCAAGTTAAGCAAGCCAACAGTAACGCCAACTATAATTGCCAGTCCTGCAAATGCGCTATACGTCCACTTCATTGAAGTTTTTAACGGAACCTCTCTGCCAGCAAAGAGCCATGCAAAGACCGCAGACAACGAAGATACAACAACAAAAAAAACTAATGCCTTTGTTGCTACAATTACCACCTCTATCTCCTATCTATTAATCAACTCAACTTTTGAATTAAGTAGTCGCATGCCTTTAGTTTTCTTTTCGCTATAAACTGTTCACATGCTTCGATACTAGTTGCACCAAGCAATAAAACTCTACTTGGTTCGTTTCTGTATATGACCCGATACATGACAATATTCCTATTAATCAACTCACCACAGCCCACAGAATGGACTGTAATTAGTTAACTGTGCCCGTTTATTTATCCACTTAGGGCGTCAGTGGTTTCTCTAGTCCCCACCAAAGAAATTGATTACAATGTGTTCACCCCCACCAATGAAAAAGGAAAACAACATGCACGTTCTATCTGAGAGGCAAGAAATGATTATTCAAGCATTAAATAATAGAGAATTCTTAATGAAACCAATAACTCAGGATAAATTTAACGAGTTACTTTAGTTGCTTGAGGCGTAGTGATACGCACCGCCATGCAATCACGCATAGTTATGTAATATTCTGATTTCATTGTTACCTCGCTAGGTGAGCGATAGGGTGGTTATCTGGTGTTGGTGCGGTGGGTTACTGCTGACCGAGGGCTTTTGCGATTGCCTTTGTAGCCATTGACTGTGCTTTGTCAGATAAGTAGTGATTTCCTACAATTTCCTGCAAAGCCTCTAATAACTCTGGTGCTGATGCGATTAGATTGGCGTTGGCATCTATGGGTGATAGTTCATCAGAGTCACCTACAAAACCGATATACCGCCCATCGTTACCGACTATAGAGTAACCGCTACAGTTTGGTCTTTTGTTATGACATCTCCACGGCGCTGGAGTATGCTTAAATACCATATCACCCCCTAGCCTTTAACATTGCATCTGCCATGCGGTAGTAGAAATTAGCTCTATTTACTAGATGCTCAATAGAGGTGTCATTTTCGTAATATCCCATATCTGACGCGTCCTGTGTGGCGATGTCACCTTGCATGCATTTAGCTGCAAAATAATCACGTAAACTCATACCAGTATGAGTGCCATGTAATTCTGTTGCTGGAACTGGAAAAGCTGCCCCACCTGTTTTATCTGTCATACTCCCTCCTAACTATTTCATCAGTCTGTATTCATAATTGATATTGTTAAGACTTTCCCTATCTGACTCTAGGTAGTAATCCCATAGCTCTTGGTCTTTATGCTCCCTGACCAATTGCCAATGCCAGCCTATTTTTGACTTAACCCTGCGAACTTTTCTTATTACAGTTTCGTCGCAATCGAATATGACGCCATAGCCACTACCAAGCTTGCTACGTAACACATCAAGCTCAACACTAACAACTCTAAATAACTTCGGCATGGGTAGCTTTTCATTGTGGAAATCATCTATTGTCATACTCTCTCCGTTATTAACTAAACACGATGCTAGTCGTCTTCCGGATAAAGCATTTCCTGTAATTCTTCAGGCGTTGGCTTTTTCCAGTTCGTTATCTTTCCTGTTTCGATATCGATATCTAGCATAAGATAATCACCGTAGTGGTCACCGGGGAAAAAGTTAGGAACATAGTAGTTATAGTCTTCTACTTTATTCCCGTTAGCATCAAGAATGTCACAATTGAAACTATCGGAAACCTTAATACAGGTTCTTAGCGTCTTAATGTCAACTTTCGCTTTTGTATTTACTTCAATTTCCATCTCTATCTCCTATCTATTAATCAACTCACCACAGCCCACAGAATGGACTGTAATTAGTTAACTGTGCCCGTTTATTTATCCACTTAGGGCGTCAGTGGTTTCTCTAGTCCCCACCAAAGAAATTGGTTACAATTTAACGAGTTACTGAAAGAATTCGGAGAAGACCAACTAGCAAGAGAGTTGGACTATTTGCAAAAAAGAGGGTTAGTACAAGACGGTGCTGTGAGAATCGGTGTTGTCGATGATGAACCCTATTCTTTTAATATTCACAAAATGGGGTTAACCGCTGATGGTGTTGACTGCGCTAATGCCGATACTCTTGGTAACAAATTAAACGTTGTTAACATAAAAATTCACGAAAGCACCATTAAAAACTTAGAAGCAATGATCAGAGCCGTTAACCTACCTGATGAAGATAAAAAAACGCTTCTCGATATGGTAAAGGAAAAGGGCGCTGAAGCTGTTGTTAGTAGAATGGTTGATTATGCATTTGCTAACGCGAGTATTGCTACTAAATTATTCCTTGAAGCTACCAAAACAAAACTTGGCTTTCATGACTAAGCCCATCCGTGGGCTTTATCTCGCCGTAACCCCGAACTCACTGCTCGGCTGTTTTGTTTTAACTCCTGAAAATACTGCTACATTAGGTAAGCAACAGTTATCTCCACTTGGATAATGCTTTGTTGGTTTGAGAGATAGAACAGGGCGTTCTTTCTTCTCTTTCACTGAGTTAGCTTTAGCAATTTCTTCTTCTTTCAGCTTGTTAGCTCTGAAAGATGCATATCTAGCATATTGCTTAGCCTTGAATGAGTTGCTGTTAACTTTCTTAACGCTAACTGGTGTTGGATTGCCTTTAAATTTCTTTGGTGGTTGATAGTAAATTTCCACATATCCTCCGTTATTCTTTTACTCACCATAGGTCACTCATTGAATGACCTATAATTAGTCGCCACACTCTCGCAGTAGCCTCGCTCATGCCCTTGAGTTCATATGTCAGGGGTATCACCAAGAATCCCTCACCTCTAACCGGTAGCTGATTGGCGGTCAGCTTGGAGTGCCGGAGCTATTTGTGATCTAGGAACCTTAACCCGTCGCTACACAGGCTAGCCATCATGCTACTCAGGGATTAGTCACTACCTAACCTTTAACGCTATGCGTCAGCGGTCTGTCCGCGCTACTAAACCATTTTATTTTTCTCCCGTTGATTAATATTCTTGCGCTTGCATACCTAACACCTATCAGTGCTGCCTATTCCTATCTGTAATCACTCTCGTGCAGTAGTAACATTCTCACTAACCAGATCGTGCCTAGTGATATGTCGCATTTTTGCGTAAGGGTCTAAACAGGTTAGGTATGCTGTTCCGACTTTCCAAATTGTTAAAGAACATTAGGCTGTATTTCATGTTGCTTGCCTTCGATGTGTTTTAATATAGCTAAAGTTATTATTGATGTAAATAGCCTGAGATATATAAAAGCTATATTTGGCTATATATTTTTGTTTTAAAAGGTTATTTATTTTTTATTTTTTTATTGAAATGTGATGAATGGTAATTTTTAGATATAAAAAAGCCCTCAAGAAGAGGGCTGGATTGGGTTGTTATTTTCTATATTAACATTACAGACATATTAAAAACCCTACCTACAACCTTTACGCTTTCAATGTCTGCTATTTCATCTGGATAATCTATGGAGTTATAGCTTCTTATGATGAGCTTTCCTCCTGGTTGTCTAAGCAGGACTTTTACTCTAAATAAATCATCTTGCTCAATGAAATAAACCCCGCCATCAACAATTTTCTTATCATTACAATTAACAAAAACAGTTGTTCCGTTAGGTATAATGGGCTCCATACTTTCGCCATGCACAGGGAATGCACACACACCACTTGGTGATATTCCATACCTTCTTAAGGTTGATCTTGAAAATCTCAACTTAAAGTTATCGTGATCTTCATTGTTTGTGCAACCAACACCTGCTGCAAGCTCAATGCTCTTAAAATAAGGAACCTCAACCTCATCATCATCTAAAGGTGTACCATTTCCCCACTCTGATATTTTTCTCACCGATAATTCATCTTTGCTAACTCCATCCTGCTCTTGTTGCAAGAAATCAGGGAGAGAGCCACCGCCAGTTGTTAACCATACAGGATCAACGTTTAGTGATTTAGCTATCTCAACGGCTTTTCTTGAGCTTTGTGCTTTTCCAGATGTGAGCTTCCAGACGCTGGGTTGCGCCATTCCTACTAACTCAGCTAGTTCAACTTGAGTCATTCCTCTCATCTTCATGGCTAGATTTAGCCTTTCTGCAAATGTCGTATTTTTCATAATTTCATTATATAGCCGAGGTTATTTTTCAACAAACAGCTAAAGCTATTTACTTCGTGAATAACCTTGGCTATTATTAGGTATATTCCAACAGCCGAGGTTATTTATGAGAAATAAATTAATTGACAAGGCTATTGGCATGGTTGGTAGTCAGCAAAAACTGGCTGAGATATGTAACGTAAAACAACCTTCTGTATGGGCTTGGTTACATGGAAAGAAAAAACCATCTGCCACTAGCGCAAAGCGCATTGAATTAGCAACTAATGGAGCTATTCAAGCAAACAAATTAAGACCTGATTTACACGAAATATTTGGCGAAGTTTAAACGCCACGCTCTTTAAAAATTCACGCCATGCCTTTTGACTTCAATCGGCAAATTATTATCAACAATCCGCTCATATGGAATGAGCCACGGATCATTACTGCTGTTCCCAATATGGGAAGTAATCTAAGAAGGAATTTAACAAATGGAATTATCAAACGAACGCAAATTTCGAGAAATCGAATCAAAAATCATGAAAGGGATACTTGTTACTGGCGCTAGAGAAGTAGCGAAAAGAACGGGTATTCACGAATCACAAATATCTCGCTGGCAATCTCAACAATCTAAAACGCAATTAAGCTTCATACAACGTTGTGCAAGGCTTTTAGTCGCTATTGGGTATGAGACACCGGATGACACAGTGATATTGCAAGGTGATGAGGCTAGAGCGTTAATTCAGATGCTTGAGCATATCAAAGCACCAAAAAGAAAAACCTCAACCACTGCGAATGGTGAGGCTTCTCAACAAATGGACTTAATTTAACAACAACCCAATGAGGTAATTATGAATCAAATAACTACTTTAGTAAACAGTGGTGAATTAACCATGAGTAGCTTAGAAATATCCGAACTAGTCGAATCAAGGCATGACAAGGTTAAACAATCAATCGAAAGACTGTCAGAAAGAGGGGTAATAACTTTACCCCCAATGGGGGAAAAGCCCACAGCAGGCAGACCGAGCACTTTTTACATTTTTTCAGGCGAAAAAGGTAAGCGCGATAGCATTATTGTAGTAGCTCAATTATCACCAGAGTTTACAGCGCGATTAGTTGACCGCTGGCAAGAACTTGAATCTCAAAAATCCTTCATACCTCAAACGCTACCAGAAGCCTTGCGACTCGCTGCTGACTTGGCAGAGCAAAAGCAAATCGCAGAACAGAAATTAGCAATCGCAGCGCCTAAAGCTGAATTTGTTGATCGGTATGTTCAAGCAACTGGATTACTTGGCTTTAGAGAGGCGAGCAAATTACTAAAAGTGAAAGAGAACTTCTTTAGAGAGTTTCTACTTTCAAAAAGAATTATGTATAAGCTGGCTGGAAAATTAACACCTTATTCAGAACACCTTGACGCAGGGCGTTTTGATGTAAAAACAGGTGAGAATCAAATCAACGGTCACGCATACACACAAGTTAAATTTACGCCTAAAGGAATTCAGTGGATCGCTGGGTTACTGGCTAGAGAGCAATTGGAGGCAGCATGAGTAATGTTGCATATGCAGATTTTGGTAATCAACGACGGCAAGAGAGGTCAACAGTGGCAAATCTTGAAGATGGTTACACAAGAATAGCCAACGACCTATTTGAAGCTGTTATGTGTGCAGATTTAACAGCAAGACAACTAAAAGTCGTTATGGCGATCATCAGAAAGACATACGGCTTCGGCAAAAAGTTAGACCGTATTACAAACACTCAAATAGCTGAAATGACAGGCATTCATCATACACATGTTTGCAAAGCGAAGAATGAAATGATTGCTATGAATATTGTCATTTCATCAGGGAATAAAATTGGAATTAACAAAGATTTTACTGAGTGGAATTTCAATATTAGCCAAGTTAGCGAAACATTAGCTAAGTCGGCTAATAAAACATTAGCTAAAACGGCTAATTCACATAAGCCAAGTCAGCTAAACACAAAAGAAACTATTACAAAAGAAAAGAAAGAAAGTAATACACCCCTTACCCCTCACGAGGTGAAAGGGGGAGAATCAGTAAAACCTACCAAGAGAAAATCAACTCCAATTAACTACGATGAATATCTCAATGCCTACAACGAGGAGGTTGGTGACAGGCTACCTCATGCTGTGGAAGCTAACGAGAAACGTAAAACACGGATCAGGAAGATAATCAAAAACCTTGCAACGGCAAATGTTGATGGTTGGCGAGCCTACGTTAGAGCCTTTGTGCGGATGGCTAAGCCATTTTATTTTGGTGAAAACGATACAGGCTGGACGGCTGATATTGATTATCTGCTAAGAGAAACAACGTTGACAGGTGTTCGAGAAGGTAAATTTGCTGACAGGGGGTTTTAAGTGATCAATACGGAATTTGAAGCAAGTGTTATTGGCGGTTTGTTAATTTCAGGGTTAACACCTGATGCCTCGGATGTTTTGGCCACTTTAGAGCCTGAATCATTTTCAGTTAGGTTCTATCGAGAAGCCTATCAAGTTATTCAAAAACAAGCCAAGTCTCGCGGTGTCATCGATATGATGATGGTTGCTGAAGGAATGGGAAGTGAACACCTAGCAAACATCATTCAAACAGCCAAGGATTGCCCTAGCGCAGCCAATCTAAAAGGCTATGCCAAGATGGTGACCGATAATCACAATCGTAGAGCAATGATCCAGTTAATGGACTCTGTGCGAGGTGTGATTGAAAACGGAACTATTGAACAAGCCAGTGAAGCAATGGAAAGTTTTCTTGCTCAGGCATCTGATATGCATTCCTCGAAAGGTGATATCGCACCCGTCCATGTGTCATCGTTAATCGAAGATTACACGGAAGTTTTACAAGAACGTGTTAACAAAGGCGAGGAATCGGACACACTAAAAACGGGGATCCGCGAATTAGATGAAATTATGGGGGGTATCAACCCTGTTGACCTAGTCATTATCGCGGCTAGACCGGGTATGGGTAAAACAGAAATCGCACTGAAAATTACAGAAGGTGTTGCTTCTCAAAACGTTATCGGATCTGACACCAAGAAAGGTGTTTTAATTTTCTCGATGGAAATGGACTCTCAGCAAATCGTAGAGCGTCAGATTGCAGGATCAGCAAACCTATCTGTTAGCGCATTGAGAAACCCATCTCGTATGAGTGACGAAGATTGGGGAAGGGTATCTATGGGTGCAGGTAATTTACTTGGTCTGAATGTCTGGGTTGTCGATGCCAGCAAATTAACCGTTGAACAAATCACTGCAATTTCAACAAGACACAAGAAACGTCATCCCGAATTATCGTTGATCATGGTTGACTATTTAGGGCTGATTGAGAAGCCTCGCGCAGAGCGTAACGACTTGGCTATTGCCCATATTTCAGCAACGTTGAAAGGGCTAGCTAAAAACATCAGAACGCCCGTTATTTCACTAAGTCAGCTATCTCGTGATGTTGAAAAGAGACCGAACAAACGACCTACCAATGCGGATTTAAGAGACTCAGGAAGCGTAGAGCAAGATGCAGATAGCATCATCATGCTTTACCGTGATGCAGTCTATAATGAGAACTCCCCCGCAGCAGCTTACGCAGAAATAATTGTGACAAAAAACCGGTTTGGGAAATTGGGTACCGTCTATCAATTATTCAAAAATGGTCACTTTCTTGACACCGATCAGGCGCAAGCATCTAGCATCTGTCAACAAAGTAGCAGACCACAACAACGTCGATTCCAAGGTGCCAACGTTTAACACGCAAGAGGATTTTTAGATGAAAGGAACAGAATTTAAAAAACTGATGTGGCTCTACGCTGATGAAGCAATGACACGGAAGCGTAGATATGTGAGAGGCGGGAAAAAGACAGCGGACCGCAATCGAAAAATGCACAAGCCATATCGTTGTGAAAAGGTTATGACGAGACTATTTAGGCTTGAAAGTCATCAGTTAAAGATTACCTCAAGCCAGCAGGAGGCATCTAATGCAGGGAACTAATTGGGTTAAGTGTAGTGATTCACTACCGCCTGATGATACATCGGTTTTGTGTTGCGATATCGATTCACTATCGGGCGAAATGTTCATTGCTGATTACATCAAAGAATTTACGTTCGGGAAAAGGACTGTCTTAACTGGCTTCTACCGTGGAAATCTGAAAGCAAACCTAACTCACTGGATGCCACTCCCACCAATGCCAGAGGGTGAATGATGGAATCACCACTTGCACGAATGATTAAGCAACAGGTATTCGATGCCAACGTCGACAGGCTTGTAGCGCTCAATGATGAGCAATGGGATTTCATACTGAATGACCAAGATAAATGCGCGTGGTCTGGCGGTAACTACTACGGTCACGATTATCATGAGTGGGAAATTTACATCGCCTACGATATCAAATATGTGAAAACAAGGTTACGGGAGCCGTTGATATAGGAGGCTAACTTGGAAGCAGATTTTCTCTTCCACGAATCAACCAAAAATACCGCATGGCAACACCTCAAAGAAGTTCTAGCAACAAACCAACCACACCGAATCATTATCAAGCCGTGGAAAAACAAGCGTTCACTATCTCAGAATTCCACTTTTCATATGTGGTGCACAGAGATAAGCAAATACCTGTGTAAGAACAACGCCAATTACACACCAGAAACCGTTAAGGAAATGCTTAAGCATACATTCCTAGGTTACGAGGTGGTCGATATGGTTGACGTTACTACACAGCTTACAGAGCGCGTAAGGACACTTCGAAAAACATCAAAGCTTGATACAGGTGAAATGTTCCACTTCATGGAGCAGGTTGAACGCTGGGCGGTAGGTATAAATTGTTTCGTGACGATACCTGATAACTCTGAATATATGAAACTCAAGGAGCAACAAGAGAGATGAGTTACAAAAATCAATTAGACACTATTGAGTGGAGGTCGGTTTACAGGGTTACAAGCAGAACTAAGCCTAAACCACCTCCAAGCAATATAACATTTGACCCCATGAAATCTATCAATGACAACAAGCACATACGTACAGCAAGGACGAGAAGATGAAGGAGCATAACAATCGTCAGATAGCTGATAAATACGCTGAGTTTATAACATCAAAGGCGCTAAGGATCCTCGTAGCGGAAAAGGTGAGGGAATATCTAGGGGATAGAACCCTGAATGTGTTTGATGGCGCTGTAGGGTCGGGGCAGTTGGAGCAATACATACAAGTAAAGTCGATAACTGGCGTGGATATCCAGAGACAGGCGATAGATGCTTTTAAAGAGAACTACGGCGATAGGGCTACGGGAATAGTAAGCAGTCTCTTTGATGTAATCGACGATATCCCCGATGATTTTGATTGTGTGGTAATGAACCCGCCATTTTCTTTAAAAATGGAAAAGCCTGTCGCGGGTATGCCCTACGCGAAGAAAGCAGGTCTTCTAGATGAGTGCTTTTATGTACTTTCTAGCGTGAAAGCGCGATTTTCTTTTTTCATCTGCTTCCCTGGTGTGGGTTATCGCAGAACAGAGCAGAAAATGCGTAGTTACTTTGGCAATACAGTTGCAGAGCTATTGCACGTTGATAGCGGGTTTGATGATACAGCTATTAGCACTTTACTTGTCGTGATAGACAGAGAAAAGACAGACGATAACGTATCGGTAGCGAGATATGACTGTAAAAAGGTGCAATACACGATACCCAGCAAAAAAGAAAAGCTGGATATAGAAAACTGGAACGTTGCACGAGAAGAGATAGCAAGGGAAGAAATCGACATTGTTGCACTTACCCGTGAATTGCGATCCGTTCAATCCCGAAACAGGAGACTCATAAAAGAGTTTGACGAGTTGGTGCTGTCACTAATGACTGATGAACAGAGGAATGCATTATGAAAAACGAAGCAGAAGCGTTTATGAGCGCATTAACAACACTCAAGCTATGTTGGGCTATCCATAAGTCCAATGAAGCCGTCAGGAAGTGTGCAGGGCTATTAAAGCGCAAATTTAAAGAGAATTTAGCGTATGAGGCAATGCGGAAGATTGAAAGCAGTAGTAGCCCGATGTTGGTTATTACACTTGCAGAGTGGGAGTTGGGGAAATTGAACAGAGACGAGCCTCTAAGTAATTAGGGGCTTTTTTATGGAGAAATATCATGGCAGTACAAGGTTTCGATAACCCAACTCAATTCCGTGAAGAATTGGATAAAAGCATTCCCAAAGAATAAAAAAAGCCCAGCATGGGAGGCTGGGCAATACTAACAAGATATCAATTAAAGTATAGCGATAGCTACTTAGTATAGCTTAAGTAAATATATATATCAGCAATTAGATAAGTCGTTTATCCATTAAGGAGAGTGATCATATCTTGACTGCTAGGAACAGACTAGAAGTGACCTGATTAACGTAGTGATACGTGATGATGGTTGCGATCAGTTGTAAGGATTTATTCAATTCAGCACCAATAGATGTATAGCGTGCAAATTTAGTGTCACGCCCGACACACATAAACCAAAGAACCTTTCAGGATGAGCCTTGAGGATAATCAGTAGTGGTCTGGTTAACCCTCTTTGGGCTGGTTACTCCTGGGCGCAAGGTTCATCTCTAAAAGGAACTAACTATGAAGCATTTAATTAAGAAATCAGGCAATCAACCAGTAGTAACAACAGATGTCATCGCCAATGAGTTTGGAAGAGATCACTTCCGAGTGATGAATAGTATTGAATCGTTAATTGCATCTCAACATTTAGGAGCCTCCGATTTCAGAGCCTCCTCTTATGTTACTAAACAGAAAAAAGAACTCCCTTGTTATGAACTAACTGAGCGCGGGTTTCTGATCGCGATGCCGTTTATTGGTGGAGAGAAAGCAAGGGATGGGCAAGTTAGACTAGTTGATAGTTTTATCCAGTTCCGCGAAAAAGCAGCGAGAGAGGCTAAAGTTCAAATAGAGCGCAACATTGCTCGAATGGAATATAAGCCGATGACCGATGCTGTGAAAGAAAGCAAAATTCAAGAAGGGAAAGAACCAGCGCATTATCATTTCAGTAACGAGGCTGACTTAATCAATCGCATCGTGCTGGGTGTGTCATCAGCTAAATTCAGAAAAGACAATGACATCGGAAAAACAGATCCTATTCGTGATTATCTTTCACATCAGCAAATTCATGCAATAACAGAACTACAAAGAGCTAATACTGTATTCATTTCTATGGGGTGGGATTTTGAACAACGGAAAGAGTCATTAAAAGGTTTGTTCAATAAAAACCACAAGCAGCCATTAATCGATGAAATACACAGATTGGCGGCGTAGGATCAAAATTGAACTTTGCTTGTAAATCAATAAATTAACGATGAATAGGCCCTAGTGGCCTTTTTTATTGGGTGGAATATGAAAACAGGAAGAATGGTAGCAACCATAAAAATGAAGTGGTGGGTGCCTTATTATGTTGAATGCTTACATTTATTTTCATTGGTATTTCTCGTTGAGCCCAACCCATCCATTGTTAGTCAATTTATCGTTAAACACGGCGTGACTATTAATACACGGTTTGAAGAAATTTAAGAGGTGGGTATGTCAGAAAAATATCACGTAATAGCAACTAAGAAAGACGGCACCACATGCGAAGGCATGATGACCACTAAAGAGCCTCGCGTGACTAACGGGTTAATCGGTATCGCATCACTCGACGGCTCATGGGTATACATATCACCTGATGAGATTAGTGATATTAAATATGTGCCAGTGGTTGAACAGTAAATACTAAGGAAAGGGTATGGGACAACAATCTAAACAGGTTGGTTGCCCTAGCAAGCTGACTAATGAGCTAATCGCTAAGGCAAAGGAATACCTGTACGGCGGTTACAAAGAAAATGAAGGTCAGGTTATACCTAGTATTGCAGGTTTGGCGTGTTATTTGGGAATAGCTCGTTCAACTGTTTATGAGTACGGAAAGCAAGATAGTGATCTAGGTCGTGAGTTTTCGGACACGTTAGACGGAATAATGGCATTTCAGGAAATGAAGCTAATTAATAGCGGATTGACTGGTGACTTTAATGCAACAATCACAAAGCTAATGCTGGCTAATCACGGATACTCTGAAAAGCAAGAGGTAGATCACACCTCATCTGATAATTCGATGTCGCCAACAAAAATAGTTCTGGTTGCCGGAGGTAGCAATGACGGTAGCGAGGATTGAAATACCACCTAAATTAATTCCAGTTTTTGAAGGTGATTATCGCTATCGATGTTCACATGGTGGGCGTGGTTCTGCAAAGACAAGAACATTTGCACTAATGACGGCAATTCGTGGCTACATGGCCGCAATGAATGGTCAATCTGGCGTAATACTTTGTGCTCGTGAGTATATGAACTCGTTAGAAGAATCATCAATGGAAGAGGTAAAGCAGGCAATACGCTCTGTGCCTTGGCTGAATGACTTCTATGAACTTGGCGAGAAGTATATCCGCACAAAGTGCCGTTCTGTTAATTATGTGTTTGCAGGGTTACGACACAACTTAGATAGCATTAAGTCTAAAGCGAGAATATTAATTGCTTGGGTTGATGAGGCTGAATCAGTATCAGAAATAGCATGGACTAAATTAACACCCACTGTTCGTGAGGCTGGGTCTGAAATATGGGTGACATGGAACCCAGAAAGAGACGGTAGCGCTACGGATAAACGCTTTAGAAAGAATCCCCCTGATAATGCCGTTGTTGTTGAGATGAATTACGGTGACAACCCATGGTTTCCATCAGTGCTTGAAGAAGAGCGATTAAGCGATCAGGAAAGATTGGACTCTGCTACTTACGCATGGATTTGGGAAGGCGCTTATCTTGAAAATTCCGATAAGCAGGTATTAGCAAATAAATATGTTGTTAAATCGTTCCCTGATGATTTATGGAAGAAAGCAGATAGATTACTATTCGGTGCTGACTTCGGTTTTGCTAAAGACCCAAATACATTACTACGTCAGTTCATCCTTGATGGCTGTCTGCACATCGAATACGAAGCATACGGCATCGGCGTAGAACTTGACCACATGCCAGCGTTTTACGACAAAATACCAGAATCCCGCAAGTGGCCGATTAAAGCAGACTCCGCACGACCCGAAACAATAAGCTATTTAAAACGCCAAGGTTTCAATATCTCCGCAGCCAAGAAATGGCAAGGTAGCGTAGAAGATGGCATTACACATCTGCGCGGATTCAAGCAAATAATCATCCATCCTCGCTGTAAAGAAACAGCAAAAGAAGCCCGTCTTTACTCGTATAAAACAGACCGGATCACTGGTGAGGTTCTTCCCGTTATTGAGGATAAGAATAACCACTGCTGGGATGCGGTTAGATATGGGCTTGATGGGTATATCACACAAAAATCAAATGCAGGCCTATTGGTTCCAAAACGATTACTGAGGCGATAATGCAAGAAAACATGAAACTAGCCGTCAATCACATGGTGAGTGATGCGATAGCTCGTGCCCGTATGGCTTTGGTTAATCCAACCATGGGGCTTGATGCGAAGCGATCATCTGCTTGGTGTGAATACGGATTCAAACAAGAGTTAACCTTTGAGGATTTATATAAGCTATTTCGCCGTGGTGGTATTGCCTTTGGTGGGGTAACGAAACTCGTAGGTAATTGCTGGAAAACATCACCTCAAGTGATTGAGGGTGACAAAGCAGATAAATACAAGAAAGAAACAACTTGGGAAGCTTCATTTAAAAAGTACGTGAATAAGCGCATTTGGAAGGCTTTCAAAGAAGCAGACCAGAAGCGACTTGTCGGCCGCTATGCAGGCTTGATCCTTCATATCAACGATAGCGGAAAGTGGCACGAGCCTGTCACGAAATCAAAGTTACTAAAGAAAGCCACACCAGCTTGGGCGAATGCAATTAAGCCTACTGATTGGGTTACTGACATTAATTCTCCTAATTACGGTCAACCTAGCATGTGGCAGTACACGGAGACGCTACCGAATGGCGGAACGAGAAATATCAACATCCATCCTGATAGGATTTTCATTCTAGGTGATTATTCAGTTGACGCTATCGGTTTTCTTGAGCCTGCCTATAACGCCTTTGTAAGCCTTGAAAAGGTTGAGGGGGGTTCTGGTGAATCATTCCTTAAAAACGCAGCAAGACAGCTAAATATCAACTACGAAAAGGAAGCCAGTCTTGATGAGATGGCAAGAATGTATGGCGTTGACATTGCTGGGTTGCAGGAAATTTATAATGAAGTAGCAAGAGAAATCAACGCAGGTAATGATTCGGTTCTTGTTACGAAGGGTGCGAATGTTAGCCCTATGGTTACTGCCGTATCTGATCCGACACCAACCTATATGGTTAACCTCCAAACAGCATCAGCCGCAATGGATATTCCATCCAAAATACTGGTTGGTATGCAGACTGGCGAAAGAGCCAGTACCGAAGATCAGAAGTATTTCAACGCTCGATGTCAGTCACGCAGAGAAAGCGAACTCTCATTTGAGATAGAGGACTTCATCGATCATCTAATTAACATCAAGGTACTAGAGCCTATCGGTGAGAAAACGGTTATTTGGGATGATTTAAACGAGCAATCAGCTATTGAGAAGCTCGACAGCGCTGAGAAGATGAGCCGAATTAATCAAACATCACTCGCTACTAGTGAGCCAGTATTTAGCGTCGAAGAAATTAGGACTGCGGCTGGCTATGAAAATGATAGCGAAGAGCCATTAGGTGAAACTGATGAAGATACAGAAGATAAGGACGGCGATAAGACCCGGAACGAAAGCTGATCCAACATCAGTCGACAAACTAGAACGTGGCGCAATGAGAGAGTTTGCGAAACGCATTCGGAGAATATCAAAAGGCTATATTCAACTTCTTAACAGGATCCCATCTGAGTCAATCGTCAATAGAAAATACCAATTCGATTTAGACCCTAACTATCTATCAATACTGTTGAGAGATGGTGAGCTAATGGTTGATGAGGTGCTTTTGAATGGTGGCGAGTTCGGTAACTTCCTTTTCCTCGAGTACGTCATCACAGCATACGAAAGAGGAACGGCGCAGCAGTACGCAAACCTAGCACAGCAATCAACCGTCTACGCAGCTACTCAACAAAGTATTGCAACGATACTGATGAGTGAGCCATATCAACTAAGAATGGCTCTAGTTCGCGCTCGTGTGTTCGAAGAGATGAAAGGGCTGTCTGGTCAGGTTAAAACTGACATGGCTCGCATTCTTACGGATGGTATCGCGAGAGGGTTAAATCCTCGTGAAGTAGCGAGAAACCTAACTAATCAGGCTGGCATTGAAACTCGACGGGCTAACCGTATAGCCAGAACAGAGATAACAAGTGCGTTGCGTAGGGCGCGATTAGATGAAGCTGACGAAGCCAAGGAAATGCTTAACCTTGAAACTCGTGAAATTCATATCTCCGCACTAAGCCCAACAACAAGAGCTAATCATGCCGCTAGGCACGGGAAGATGTTTACGTCTGATGAACAACGTGATTGGTGGGCTAGTGATGCTAATTCAATTAACTGCAAGTGCTCAACTGTAACCGTTCTTGTTGATAAAGAAGGCAAGCCTTACAACAAGACTCTCATCAATAAACTGCTAGAGGAAAAAGAAGCCATGAAAGAACGTGGTTATCAATGGGCGGAGGAATAACTGATGCCAATTCAAGTAAACGTCACGACAAAAGTTAATAGCGCCTCTATTCGGCGTGAAACATACAATGGTCGTGAACACATTATTATCCCAAGCTACACGCTTCCTGCAAACGTCATTATGAATGGCGGCTTATATCCAGCAAGTGAGATTGACGCTCATTACCGAGAGTTGGAAGGCACTCCTGCACCTTTAGGGCATCCTACGCTTGATGGTCAGTTTGTATCAGCGCTTTCTTTCGAGGGTCTTAATGTTGGGTATATCGGCGCAGCAAACAGAAATGTCTCTAAGGTCGGTAATCGCATCTATTTAGAAAAGTGGATAGATGTAGATAAGGCCAAAGAGTCAGAAGGCGGTAAAGAAGTTCTTCAGCGCGTCGAAGCGATTGAAAGTGGTGAAAGTTCAGAGCCAATTCATACGAGCGTTGCTGTCTTTCTTGAGCAGATTGAAGCAAGCGAAGAACAGAAAGCGCAGGGCTATAACTGGATTGCAAAGATACACAGCATGGATCATGACGCAATTCTGCTTTATGAATCAGGAGCCGCAACACCAACTCAAGGTGTTGGAATGATGGTTAATGCTGACCAAGCCACAGAGGTTAAAACTAACAGTGGCGCTCTAGTTGGTGAAACTTATCGTGAAAAATCTCATCGACTTGAAATGGCCGCAAAGAAACAGTTTGTTTCTGGTGATGGTTATGTGTGGATATCGGACTTCACAGACACTCATGCAGTAATCGTTATCGATGGCGGAAATGCAAAGCTACATTCCTACACAAATGAAAATGGCAACATCACCTTTGATGCGCAAGGCGTAGAAGTTGAGCGACAAGAGTCATGGGTGAAGGTTGTAACAAACAAACTTAAATCAGCTTTCAGTAAACCGCAGGCAAGCCCTGCAATCAATAACAGCACGGAGGGCGACATGCCTTTAACTCAAGAAGAAAAAACAGAGCTTTATTCAGAAATCGGCAATCAAATTGCTGCGAACGTAACAAAAGCATTGGAAGGCATTACGTCAAAAATTGATACGTTGCAAGCCAATCAAGATCAGTTAAAAGAAACTTTAACTGCAAACCAACGCGCAGAAGAAACAGAAATGCGTAAAGCCGTTGCCGAAAAATACGGTGAAGTGGTTGCAAACTCACTGCAAGGTCAGGCGCTGATCGATATGCATAAACAAATTGGTGACGCAGCAAGTTTGGCTGGCAACTCAGGCGCACAGCAAGAGCAAACTGGAGCACCAGATCCAGCAGCATACTTTGGAGGTGCTAAATAATGGCTACTAGTCGCTATCGCCGTGTAAACCTTGACGGCAAATCAATCACAGAAACTCGCGCAGCAAAAGCAGTTACACTTCCGGGCACTTTTGTTGTTATTAACGCAGACAATGAGTTCGCTCAAGCCACCGCATTATCCGGTCGCATTTATGTAGCCAATCCAGCATATCACCAAGGGCTATCTATTCGTGATGGTGTTCCGGTTGGTGATTCTCTAGTTGGTGAGTATGTAGAAGAAGGTCGAGAGCTGGCTGTATTGGTTCCTGCTGGAACTTATAAAAAAGACTCACCGATCAAGCTTGGCGCGAGTGGTAAAGGCGCTCTTGCATCCGCTGATACGGAATCAGTAATTGGCTACTCTCAGGATGAAGTGACGCTAAAAGCTGATGATTTCATTCGTGTTCGCTTTCGTGTTGGCACTGTGGCTGCTGCGTAATTAAAAGGAAAAAACTATGTTTTATACTGCTGAAACTTTAGCAACAAATAGCCGACTGCAACGCCAGTGGGATAGCCTATGGGCTACACGTAATATTTATAACACGCAACACAACCTGATGATTAACCAATATCAAAGCGTTATGGATGGTGAGACTTTAGCAGCAAACCAGTCAGGCGGTTTCTCTAAGGACTTTTGGAAAGAAGTTGATAACAACATTATTCAGTTGCGCGACCAAGAAACAGGCATGGAAATCGTCAATGATTTAATGGGCCTGCAAACAGTGTTACCAATTGGCAAAACAGCGAAACTGTATAACGTGGTTGGTGACATTGCTGATGACGTATCAATCAGCATTGATGGTCAAGCGCCATACTCTCATGATCATACTGATTATGGTTCTGACGGCGACCCAATCCCAGTATTTACCGCTGGCTTTGGTGTTAACTGGCGTCATGCGGCGGGTTTAAGCACAGTTGGTATTGACCTTGTTCTTGATTCTCAAACTGCAAAAATGCGTCAATACAATAAGAAAGTAGTTAACTATTTCTTAAATGGTGACGCATCTATTAGCGTGGAAGGTTATAAAGGCCAGGGCCTTAAAAATCACCGCAACACAGCGAAAATCGACTTAGGTGCTTCTGGTGCTAATATCGATTTAACTACTGCTGATTTACCTGCATTGTTAGCGTTCTTTGGTTTTGGTGGTGCGTTCGGTCAGACTGCATTCAACAACAAAGTGGACGCTTACGATGTTATGTGGGTGAGTTACGAAGCATGGGGTAACTTAATCAAGCCTGTGGTTGTTTCTGTTGGTGCTGGTGCAGGTAACAGCGTGGTAAATGGTCGCATTATCGATACATTACTACCATATGCTGGCGTGAAAGAAATTCGTCCTACTTATGCACTTAAAGGCTCTGAATTTATCGCTTATCAACGCCGTAAAGATGTAGTGACGCCGTTAGTTGGTATGGCAACAGGTGTTGTTCCTAAGCCTCGCTTTATGCCACAGGAAAACTATAACTTCCAAATCATGAGTGCAGCAGGTCTGCAAATTACTCGTGACGGTGACGGCAAGTCTGGTGTGGTTTACGGTGCTAAACTGAGCTAAGGATCTGCAATGACAAAGTACGAGGTTATCATCCCTTGGCATGGTGTCGAAAAAGGTCAGGTGGTTGAGTTAGAAAATCTTCATCCAGCCTTTAAGGCTAATGTTAGAGTATTATCTAATGATGCCGCTGAGTTGGTTCCCGCCACACCAAAAGCTAAGTCTAAAAAAGATAAAGACGAATAGCCGCGAAAGCGGTTTTTTTATGCCCTCGAAAGGGGGCTTTGCTTTGTGAGGTAATTATGATCACAAAAGAGCAAGCCAAAGAGTACCTGACAGGGCAGGGAATAGAATTACCTGATTTTATTCTAGATGCACTTATTGAGCAGGTAGGCAGTATTCAAGAATGCCTTGATAAACACTATCCATCAGCAACGGTGCTATTAATCCAGATGTATCTGCTTTCACTCATAGCACTTGGTCAAGGCGATAAGTATATCAGCTCACAAACAGGAACTAATGGCGCATCACGCTCATTTAGATATCAATCGTTCGGTGATAGATGGAAAGCGGCTGCATCCCTACTGCGTGGTTTGGATAAGTACGGTTGTGCAAATGGTTTAATACCAACCGATCCAACTCAAACTGCTCACGCTGGTTTGTGGATAGCGAAAGGTGGCTGTATGTGTAGGGGGGCGTGATGAGTTCAGTTGCAAATTGGTCTTACACCTCGTGGGCTACTTTATGGAAAGCAAAGAAAGACAAAAATGGTAAGCCAGTATTCTCTGAGCCGGCTCATTTTCTTTGTGGTTACGGCAGTGAGCTTAAATCTGGAAAGTTAGATATTGGCTCTGAAATCACCATCAAGTTAGTTTTCTGGACTGAATATGCAGATGCTAAAAAAGGTGATTTTATCGCTATCGGCAAGCACACTGGTGATCCGTTATCTGCTGGTGCTGACGAAATCAAATTCATCAAACGTGATGAGGATTTATTCGAGCATATCGCAGATGACTACACTCTGATAACGGCGGTGTGATATGGGTGCAAAAGTAAGGGGTATTTCTCAGGCTAACGCAAACCTTAGAGCACTTGTTGGTGATATACAGGGTAAGAGAGTTATGAGAGCTATCCAATCGGCTTTATTGATTGGTAGTGCTCAGGCGGCTATATACACACCTATTGATACATCAACACTTATCAACTCCCAATTCAGGGAAGTCACTGTTAATGGCACTAGAGTAACCGGTCGCGTCGGATATACAGCAAACTACGCGGTTTATGTTCATGATCCTAGAATCAAGCAAAACTTCAGGCGCTCAAGTGCTCGTAAAGAGTTCTTGTCTCGTGGTTTTGAAGATGAACGCAAGGCTATTGATGATGCAGTGAGACGGGAGCTTCAAATATGATACATGAGAAGTTTGAGCGCTACTTAAACAGAGGTAATCTGCTCGATGGTTTCATTGTTCAAAGGTTTGCGTGGGACGAAGAAGAAGATACAAGACACCAGCAATACGCAGTTATTCAACCGGATGATAGTAGCGGTCGATTTGCTGATTTAGGTGCTGATGATTTCGTGGTACTTATTCTTGTGTCTGCATGGAAAGACCCTGATCCAACAGTGATAAGAGCTAATGAAATTCTAAATTACGTTGCTAACAACTCGTTAGATTGCGAACTCAATTCAATCTACAACTTAGGCGGTCTACCAAGACCTATCCCGACAGAAGAAGGCCGGTTTATCCTTAAGCTTTCTTTCCGCTGTACATCTTAAATTAAACACATCTCAACAGGTCGCTTATGCGGCCTTTTTTATTTGCAAATAAAGAGGTTATAACATGGCACAATGCCCTGATGATAAAGGCCTAGTGATGGGTAACGCAGGTATTCTGCGCATTGCAAAAGGCTGCCCTGACCAAGTACCAACTCAAGATCAATTCCTACGCCTAGGTGCGCTAACAAGCAAGTCATTCGATTTCGGCATGGAGACGGTGACATCTAACGCTGATGACACTAAAGGTTTAACTGAATCAATTGTTACTGGCGCTGACTTTACCATTAGTTTTGATGGTGAATTAAAGAAAGCTGGTGTAACCGGCTCTACTTCCGCATTTGATATTGCTAAAGAAATCCTTGATGAAATCAAAGCAAGTCGCCAGCCAACATATTGGGTTCAACTCGATATGAAAGGCGATGGTTCTGATGTTGTTCAGGGATATATGGCTTTCACATCTTGGTCAATGGAGTTTCCAACAAAAGAAATTTCCACTTACTCAGGTGAATTGAAAGTCTATGACTCAGACACCGTTGAGTGGTTGCAAGAAGAAGTTGTTGTTGAAAGTGTCTCGGTAGAGCCAGCCACTCTGTCTGTAAAAGTGGGTGAAACCAAGACATTTACTGTCAAATTTACCCCAACCGATGCGACGAACAAAAACTATACTGCCGTAAGCGATAAGCCGAACTTTGCAACAGTTACCCAGCTTGTGAATGTGGTCACTGTACGTGGTGTTGCTGAAGGTACTGCAAATATCACTGTCACATCTGAAGATGGTAGTAAAACTGCAAAATGCGTGGTCAATGTTACCGCTGCTTAATATTACAAAGGGTGCTTTCGAGTGCCCTTGATAATATTCAGGAGGGATTATGACACCTATTTTAGAAATCGGGGAGATGGTTATCTCTACTGATAAGGATTACTTATTTAGACCATCGTTCATCAATATGACAAAAATAGGTGAGCCTAAACAGATTGTGAAAGCCTACGGTCAATTAAATGGCGCAGAGGTGCAAGAGTTAATTGCACGCGCCGTAATGAGCTACAGGGTTATTCCTGAGTGGTTAATAAAAGCCATTAGCAAGCCAACATACGGACGCAATATCCTACAAACTGCAATGATAGTGATGCAGGCGTGTTGTGATGATGATTGTTCAGAAATTATTGGCGAATGGAGATCGGGTAAACGCGGTATTGTCTATAAAAACGGCAAGATGCCAATCGCTGACATTATCGTCATTGCTCGAGAATTATTCACTCACGGAATTATCGGTAAAGCGAAGATCCGTAAACTTCAACGTAATGAAGGCAAAAACGAATTCTCAGATGAGTTTATGGCAATTGACTACATCAGCTCTGCTCGTGCGCACTTTGGTATGAATCGAGAGGAAGCCGAAAAGTTAACTATGACTGAATTTCAGATGATGCTTAAAGCTAAATACCCTGATGAAAAAGGCTTCACTAAAGAAGAATATGACAACATCATGAAACAAGATGATAAACGGAATGATGAACTGATCAGTGGTAAGCGTCGATTGGTGAGTAAGAAGAGAAAGTAAACAAGGGCATCCGTGCCCTACTGGTTATTTTGTTAATACTGGATGCTTACCAGTGATACTGTGATGCAGAAGCATTAAAAATGCATAACCATCAGTGAATCTGTCATATAAACGACCAGCAATAGGTGAATCAACACTGCGTAACGCTGGATATAATTCAACTTTCCAAGTCGTATAAATCGCCTCGTAGTGATTCAATAGAGCTTTTATATTATGTGCATCAAGATCATGATTAGTTTTCTCTTGAGCAACTTCGCGTGGGGTGTCTTTAGGAATGTATTCACCTTCAAGTACAAATTTGTGAATATACTCAACCGCATCGGGTATCTGATCTGCTGTTAATTCTTCAATGCTACTAACATTGAATTTCTGGTGAACAAGAGAATAGGCTTCTGGATACATAATGCCTTTCTTGCTGACCAGTAAATTAACAGCATTCTTTAATGGGTTGCGTTCTTGAACAGTTGATTTGTGTTTTTTCTTAACTTCACCGGTAGTCCAGTATTCGTAAAGTACATCATCACACTCTTCTTGATACTTGATTACTTTATCGCGGATCTCTGGTTTGACTTTGTTAGGGCTGATAGTGTGAAGCCAGCCTGCAAGTTTACGGAGAGCTAGGCAAAGCATTGATTGCTCACCGCCTTTTGAGGGTATCACGATTTCCGTGATCCCTTTACTAAACCTTTGTTTTAGCTTTTCAAATTGAGATTGCCAAGTTAACCCCATGCCTTCAACTATTGGCTTCATTGGTACATATGGTTCGCCGTTGAAATTTACTACATACAGGTTGTTACCGTGGAAAGGTACGTTAATTGTTGATACACTAGTCATGTCGGTTACTCCGTAGTTTCTGACAAATTAGAAGCCCTAGCTACCGCAAATAGTTGGGGCTTCGCTGTTTTAGTTGACACGTTTTTCTCTTTCTTTCACATACCAAGCTATCGCTTGATTAACTATTGAGTTTTGCGAAATGCCATCTTTCGCTGAGAGTTCTACCACTTTACTTTTTAACACCTCTGTTAATCTGAGTTGAAATTTTCCTGTTTTTTTATTGGTATTCATATCTTCATCCTTTTATGTGTCTATGTGACATCACAAAGATATCAACGTGAATCTATATAGTCAACGAATAATTGACTATATTGTGATATCACAATGACTTTACTGGTGGTTGTATGTCACAAAAAAATACGCGAATAAGAGATATAACGCCTTATAGCCTTAGAATGCCTGATACTCTGAAAGAAAAGTTAATGCAAAGGGCAAGTAAGAACGGGCGATCTCTTAATGCTGAAATGGTTATGATTCTTCAGTCTGCCGTGGATGAGGATAGCACCCCCAAAAACTTAAACGAGCTATCACAGCTTGATCCTGAAAAGTTCAAAGAATTGTTCATGGAAACTATTAAGAAGATACAAGGGGGTGAAAAGTGAGCGAAGAACAAGACAATGATAGAAAGTTATATAATCTGTTTAAGATGGTGACGGAAGAAACTTTTTTAAATTACCTTAAACACGTTGGCGTGGATGAAGTTAAGTGTCAGGTGTGTGGGAATACAAAAATGGCGATCCCAAATGTATCTGACAATGGTGAAGAGCCTTATTTAATCCCAATAGATACAGAAGAGGTTTCATATAAAAACAAATATTGGATCACTAATTATAAATACAGATTTATATGCAGAAACTGTGGTCATGAGACCTACTTTAATGCATGGCCTGTTAGTGACTGGCTAACCAAGCAAAGAAAGGAGCGTGAAGATGAAGGGGAGTAATGTAATAGATCCTCTTCTTCCACAGTGGACTGATAGAGGTAGAGGTGGTCACTATGATGGTGGCAGTGGCGGAGGTGGTGATATGGAGATGCGAATAGTTAAATTAGAGCATAATGTCAGTGATATCAAAACTACTCTTGTTGATATAAAAGCCGACATAAATACAGCAAAATCAGATATCGCAACACTTAAAACTGATATGGCAGTCATTAAATCAAACTACGCTAAAAAAGAAGATGTAACTTCATCTGCAAACAAAATTATTCTATGGGTGGTTGGTGCGGTAGTTTTTTCTCAAATCATCCCTGCAATTCCAAAAATAATAGAGACTTTTGGTCATTTAGGTGGCTAATTTGCTCCCATTTGCACCACAAACAGCTAAACTAATAACAAATTAACTAACGAGGATGGTGTTGTGAACTTAAATCATATTGGTGGGATATTATTGGTAACTTTATTATCAGGATGTACTACACAACCTGCGACAACTACTAATAAGCAGGTTGATAAGTTCATATATGACATTGATGATAAATTTAATATTAACGAGCAAGATAAAAAATATTTTGTTCCTAAAAAGCAAGCGCATATATTAGAAACTGTTGAGGAGATTAAAAATGCAAACTGCTCTTATTATATGAATTCCACAGGCATCATTGATATACCAATTGATAATGTAAAAGTAACGCCATCTTCATTTAAAAAAGGATTATTGTTTGATAATAGTTATACAGAGTGCTCACTTAGACAAGATTATAGAAATAAAGATTTTTTCAAAATAGAGATGTCTGAGAGAGCTTTAGTTAATGGAGTAAAGGTTACGATTAGACATAGCTCGGACGATGGAACTTTTATAGTAGGAGGCGGGATTGGGTATGGAGATCATAAAACATGGGTAGGTCATTGTAGCAAAGATGCTATGACAGATAATGTAAGCTGTGTAGCTTCTAATGGTAATTTCATGATTATGAAAATTGGGGGGAAATACACATCAGCAATTGTTGGTGATATATATCCAGGGGAAAAAAGCTATATTAGAATTGACGGTGAAAAGCCACACTCATCAATTATAGTTAATCAAGTTAATTATTTTGATAATTTAGAAACTAAAAAAATAATGAAAGAAATGGAGAGCCATAGCTTAAGGAATAAAGCAATAACTCAATATATTAGTTGGCCTGAAAGAAGAAAAGTCAATGAAGATATAGATATTTCATATATAAGCGTGGTTAAAGAAGTCTTAGACACAGTTTATGATAATTTTTAGATAATCGCTCATACCAAGCACACTAACCCTGCCAATCGGCGGGGTTTTTCATTTTAAGGAGCCGATAAATGGCACAAGTAGGCGAAATTGTTTATCAAGTACAGATGGATGTTCAGCAACTACTTACATCTCAACGACAGCTAGAACAGCGATTAAATCGCATGGATGATAGCTTTAACAGAACGTCTCAGTCGGTAAATAACACTGAACGTTCAATGTTATCTTTATCCAAAGTTGCCGCATCACTTGCCGGCTATCTATCAGCTTCAATGGTTGCCAGTTACTCCGAGGCGTGGACTGAATTAAACAACAAGCTATCCAACTCTGTTCGTGCAAGCGAGTCGCTTATTGATGTCACGCAGCGTGTGTTTGATATCTCTCAAGCAACGCGTTCTAGCCTTGATGCTACAGCAACACTCTATGCACGTCTTGAGCGAGGAACGAGAGAATACAATACATCAGCGGCAGACTTGGCAAAATTAACATCAATTATTAACCAAGGATTTATCGTCTCTGGTGCAACTGCACAGGAAGCAGAAAACGCCATTATTCAGCTATCGCAGGGTATCGCGTCTGGCGTTCTCCGTGGTGAGGAGTTTAACTCAGTAGCAGAGCAGGGTAGCCGTTTGATGGTTGCACTTGCTGACTCGATGGGTGTTGGCATTGGTCAACTTCGTAAGATGGCAGCGGAAGGAAAGTTAACTACTGATGTTGTTGTGAAAGGATTGCTCTCTCAAGGTGATGCAATCGGTAAGGAATTCGCTAAAACAACTCGAACAATGTCGCAGGCATTTCAAGAGGCAGGTAATAACCTAACAAAGTTTCTCGGTGAAAATACAACAATAAAATCAACCATTAGTGCGTTTAGTGATGCTGTTATTACTGTTAGTAAGAATTTAGATGAGCTTAGTTCTGTCTTGACGGTAATCGCAGCAGTGGTTGGCTCAAGATATGTTGCCGCCTTGGCTATGGCTACTAAGTCAAAAGTGATGATGGCAGCCGCCTCTCGTCAAGAGTCAGTTGCCACACTGCAATCAGCAAGAGCAAGTGAGTATGCTGCAAATATGTCAGTCAGAAAGGCTCAGGCTGATTTAGCCTCTGCTAGATCTGCAGTTGCTCTTGCTCAAGCAGAGTATAACGTTGCGAAAGGAACGTTAGCGGAGGCAACCGCTCTTGATAACTTAATTGCTAAAAAATCATTAGCTTCAAAAGCTGCAATAACATTAACTCAAGCAACACAAGCGCAAACAGCAGCAATGGCAAACTCAGCAGCCGCAGCAAGGGCAGCATCATTATCTATGGGTTTGTTGCGTGGTGCTATGGGAATGTTAGGTGGCCCTGCTGGTGTGGCCATGTTAGCTGGTGCCGCAATCTATTACTTCTATCAGAAATCAGAGCAAGCAAAACAAGAGGCTAGAGATTTTGCTGATAGCATAGATCAGTTAACAGTAAAATTAAAAGAGCTTTCATATCAAGAGATTGCTAGAGATGCTCAAGATGCTAGAGATAAACAAGAGCTACTACGCCTCGAGATGAAAGAGCAGGAAAAACAGCTATCAGCATTAAGAGCTCAACTTGAATTACAAAAAACTGCATTAAAAGACCAGCCAGAACTTATTGATAAAAACACCACAAGGATCTTGCGTGAAATTACAAAGCTTGAAGGTGATTTATCTACAAATAGAAAACGCCTTGAGTTAACCACAAAATACCTCACAGATGCTCAAGATGAATACAACAGGAAAGCAAAGGAAGCTATTGACTTAAGTGTTAAGAGTGCAACAACTCTTGATATTGAGAAATCAGCTTTTGGAAGGTTAACAACTCAGATAAGAGAGGCAACTGGAGCAAAGGAAGAGTTCAGTCTTGTAAGGCCAAAACTTAATTTTGGTGGTGAGGAAGGTGAAAAGCTAAAAAAACAAATGGAAGAAAGGCTTGCTCTATCTAAATTAGAGGGAGCTGAAAGAGCTAAGCTAAAAGCCATGTATGACGCTAAAGATGCAGGGATAACAGATCCTGATGCAATTCGTCATTTACAAGATTTAGCAGCTCAAGAGTACGAAAACACTCAAGCAAAAAAAGAAGGAATTAAAACAGCAAAACAGGCTGCTAGCGCAGCATTAAAAGAAGCCACTGAAGCTGAAAAGCTGAAGCAGAAGATCTCTGATGTAGCCAATGCGACAAAAGTTGCTGAATTAGAAACAAAAGGACTTGCTCGCGAGGCTGCCATTCTTGAATCCGTTCAAAAACTTGGTAGCAAAGCAACGAAAGCGCAGATTGCAGAAATAACAGAGTTAGCTGGGAAGGAATTTGATTTAAAGCAGAAAATACAAGATAGGAAAGATGCTTTCTCTCAAAACCCAGAAGCAAAGGCAAATCAAGAATACAAGTTATCTCTTGAGCAACTTGAAAGGCAGCTTCAAAGTAATTTGGTTACTGAGGAAGATTACCATAGAAGAAGGCTTGAATTGGCTAGCGAGTATTCTAAAAAAATCGCAGAAGCCAATGCGAACAAAACTGTATCGCCGCAAGATAATTTAAAAGCACAAGTAGACCCTGTTCAGCAACTCAAAAACGAACACGAACGTAAACTTGCACTTATAAAAGAGTACGAAAACCAAAAGGTTTTAACTCAACAGCAAAGTTTAGAGTTAATGAATGCCGCTAATACTCAATATGAGCAAGACCGGTTAAATGCTCAATGGGAGATATGGCGCAATCAAAGTCAAGCTAATCAATTCTTAGCTGATGGGTTGGACGCATTAGGACAACGCTCTACTAACGTACTCACGGGGCTATTAACAGGTACACAATCCCTTAACGATGCTTTCCGTAATGTCGCCTTAACCATTGTAGACCAAGCCGTTGGCGCTCTGGTTCAAATGGGTATGCAACAGGTTAAGAATATGGTTACTGAAAGCGCCATGCGTAAGGCTTCCAATGCTCAAGCTATAGCGGATGCTACAACTACTGGCGCAGCAATTACAAATGCTATGGCTCCGGCGGCAGCGACAACCAGTATTGCCACTATGGGCTCTGCCGCCACATGGGGTATGGCAGCAATGGCAGCAGCTATTCCCGCTATGATTGCGCTTGCTGGTGCTCGTAAAAATGGTGGACCCGTAAATGCTGGCTCTATGTATAGAGTGGGTGAAGGTGGGAAGCCTGAGATATTCAAAGCATCTAATGGTAGTCAGTACATGATACCGGGTGATAATGGTCGAGTTATTAGTAATCGACAAATGGGTAAAGGTGGTAACGGTGTCAATATGGGTGATATGAACTTTACATTCCAAGTTCAAGCACCTAATGGCATCACTCAAAAGACAGCACAACAGATACAGCAAATGGTGAAAGGTACGGTTTATGACGTACTTGGTAACGAAATGCGTAGCGGTGGTGCTTTGGAAAAAGTAAGAAGTTGGTAATTAAGAGAGGTAGTTATGAGTAATCAAGAAAATATATTAATGATGGATGGTAATGGGATCATGAAAAATAGTAACGGCAATGTAATAGCTAAAGGTGTGATGATTAAATCCGCAGTAATATCATCTACACCATCAATAGAAGATTTAGTGAAAAGAATTGAGTCACTGGAAAAACAGCTCGCTGATATGCAAAAGGCAACGAGCTGTGATTTAGATATACTAAGCACGCGAATTACTGCAGTCGAAAGCTTTAGCCGTTAGTACAGTTAGCAAAACTATTTTTTGCATATTGAATTGCTAATTTTTCAATGTCTCTTAAGGTTAGATTCATGACATTTTTACCAGCGGTATCAATGTCAAAGTTATGAACTGATCCATCAGAGCCTATTAGTCCAACTTCGAGCTTATTTGATTCATCGCTCCGATTCACAGAGCGAACACTAGTCAGTTTAAATTGCATAAAATTCCCTCACACCGAAGTAAATCAGCCATTCCTTCGGTAAGTCTCTCAGGGCTGAATATATAAAATAACCTAATGGATATTTATTAATATCCTGATATTTGATCAGGCGGCTTTGTGTCGCCTTTTTTATTGGAGTAACCAATGGAAGAGTTTAAATGGCGACCTGAAACAGCGTATCAAGTGGGTAATGATCCTAAGGTGAAGGTGGCCAAGTTTGGTAACGGTTACGAACAACGAGTTAAAGACGGGATCAACAACCAATTAAAGACCTATCAACTTTCATTTATTAAACATGCTGACATAGGTAAGCAGATTGATGAGTTTCTTAAGGCGCGCGGTGCGGTTGAATCATTCTTATGGCTAACCAGTGATGATAACTCTAAGCGTAAATTTGTTTGCCGAGGCTGGCAGGTGACGCCGAGAACATCAGTATGGCAGATAGATTGCACATTTGAGGAGGTTGTTGCATGAGAGATATACCTCAAGCGATGCGCATAGACGTTGCAGACTTACAGCAAAATGCAATGTTAGATTTGTATGAGGTCGATTTGAGTCGTTTTGGTGGTGACGTTTACCGGTTTCATGACGGCATGAATGGCTTATTAAAACCTATTATTTGGCAGGGCTTACGATATGAACCTTATCCTGTTCAGGTTACAGGGTTTAGTGTAACAGCGCAGGGTGCGTCAGACAGACCAAAAATGACGTTTGCTAACTTTGACGGAATGTTGACTGCTATTAACAATGATTATGATGATGCGCTAGGCGCTATCGTTACTCGCAGGCAGGTTTTAGAGCAATATCTTGATGCTGTTAATTTTCCCAACGGGAACCAACAAGCAGATCCAACAAGAGAGGTTGTTCAAAAATACGTTATCGAACAACGAGAAAGTTCAGACTCTGATTTTGTGACGTATATATTAGCGCTTCCAACAGAAACAGATAACGCCCTGATACCTAGGCGAGTTATTCAAGCTGACATTTGCTCATGGCGATACCGAGGATTTGATTGTGGTTATGATGGGCCACCTGTTGCAGATGAAAAAGACCAACCAACAACCGATCCCTTAAAAGACAAATGCTCTCATAAATACAGCGGGTGCAAATTAAGATTTAAATCTGTCATGCCATTCGGCGGGTATTTAGGCTCAAATAAATTAGGTTAATCCATGATTGAGAAAGACATTATCGCTCACGCGAAAGCGGAAAGAGCAAGGGAGTCGTGTGGCTTAATTTCTGGCGATAGGTATTTCCCTTGCAGAAATATACATCCAGATCCGCAAAACTATTTTGAAATTAACCCAGACGACTGGATGACAGCAGAGTGTTATTCAGACGTCAAAGCTATTGTTCATAGTCACCCAGACGGAAAGCCTTTCTTGAGTTCTGGCGATAGAGCAATGCAAAGGAAGACAAATCTACCGTGGTGGTTGGTATGTGATGGTGTGATCCACAAGTTCAGACCAATAGCACCACTATTAGGAAGAGAGTTTAAGCATGGTGAGCAGGACTGTTATTCCATTATACGCGACGCCTATCACCTTTCAGACATTCAGTTAGATGATTTTATTCGCCCTGATGAATGGTGGTACACAGAGAAAAATCTCTATTTAGATAACACAGTTAAACAGGGTTTCTATCAAGTTGATGAAGCTCAAGAAGGCGACATGATATTGATTTGTTTAGGCACCTCAAAACCTTGCCATGCCGCTTTGTACTTAGGAAATCAAGAGATATTGCATCACAGGCCAGACAGATTGAGTAAGCGAGATACTTACGGTGGTTACTGGTTTAAATACACGCACAGCATCTGGAGACATAAACAATGGTCAAATTACAGCTTGCAGGCTATTTGCGCCGATTTGGACGCCGGTTCGAGCTTGAGGTAAGCAATGCCGGTGAAGCCTTGCGCTGTCTTTGCTATCAAATTGATGGGCTGAAAAAAGAGATTAATCAAGGGCAGTTTCGTGTTCGTATCGCAGGTAATGATATGACCAAGGAGAGCATTTCTGCGGGATTAAATACACCATTAAGTGAAGGTGATGTTATTACGATTGTTCCTGTCATTGGTGGTGCTAAATCTGGTGGTTGGCTAGGCATTATTGGTGGAGCGGCGTTAATTGGTGCATCTTTTTTAATACCGGGTGGATTTTTAGCAACAATGACATCGACGGCATTATTTGCTGCTGGTGTTGGAGTGGCCGCAGCGGGATTGGCAACGATGTTAACCAAAACACCTCCGGCACCGAGCATAGAGGGGCGAAATTCAGAAAGTAACCAATATTTCAGCTCGTTATCAAATAGAGTCGGGCAAGGCTATCCGGTTCCTATCTGTTATGGCGAGATGGTTGTGGGTTCAAATGTAATATCACAAGGTTTGGAGACTGTTTAATGGGTAAAGGTGGCGGTGGAGGAAGCACTCCGAGGTTGCTCGATGACAACTTAAAAAACAAACAATTTCTTAATGTCATCGATTTAGTTTCAGAAGGGCCAATAGAAGGCCCTGTAGGTGGTATGTCAGGTTTTTTATTGAATGGTACTCCTGTTGTAGATGAAGAGGGAAATCCGAATATTCATGGTGTTGAGGTTCAGTGGCGAGCAGGAACACCGACACAGGAGCCATTAGAGGACTTTCCCTTTGTAGAAAAAGAAATTCCTGTCAATGTAGAGGTGAAAAAAAGTACACCAATCTTACGCACCATTTCAGATCAGGAAACTGACCGCGTTAGATTTACTTTGGGTGTTTCTGCTCTTGTTAGTCAAGACGATAAGGGGAATCAGTACGATGCTACTGTGGAAATGCTTATTGAAATTAATGATGGCTCTGGTTGGATGCATGCGGAAAAGGTAACAATAGGGCCAGGTAAAATAAGCGGTCAATATCTTGAGTCTCATATCATCGATGCGCCGACAAAAAAACCATTCCAAATCAGGGTTTCCCGTATAACTGAAGATAGTAAAAGTGATTTGCTGAAAAATGGAACGGTATGGGCAAGCTATACAGAAATAACCGATGCTAAATTTTCTTACCCTAATTCTGCTGTCGTCGGGATGAAAATCGATAAATCCCAATACGGTGATACGCCCAATCGAACCTATCATATCAAAGGGATGATTATCCAAGTTCCTGATAACTATAATCCAGAAATGCGCACTTACACAGGGATTTGGACTGGACGCTTCAAGCCGGCATGGACTAATAACCCTGCATGGGTTTTTTACGATTTAGTCACTAATGAACGATACGGCATAGGAGAGATGATCGGTTCGTTTGGCGTTGATAAATTCGCATTATATGCCATTGCTCGTTACTGTGACGAACTAGTTGATGATGGGTTTGGTAATAAAGAGCCTCGTTTTACTTTTAATGCCTACATAACCTCTCAACGAAAAGCCAAAGAAGTGCTTGATGACTTAGCATCTGTATTTCGTGGCATGCCTTTATGGGATGGCCAACAATTAACTTGCTTTCAAGATAGACCATCCGATCCAGTATGGACGTACACAAACTCAAACGTTATTGATGGCAAATTTAAATATACATCAACAGCGAAATCAGCACGACACAACGCTATTGAGGTGTCGTGGATAAATCCTAGTAACGGCTGGATCGAAGAGCGAGAATTCATCCAAGATGATGATCTTATTCAGCGGTTCAGTGGTGTAAATGTCAAGAAAGTCACAGCTTTTGGTTGCACTAGTCGCGGTCAGGCTCACAGAGTGGGTAAGTGGATATTACAGACAGAAAAGCTGGAGAAAGATAGTGTCACATTCTCAACAGGAAGGGAGGGGATTAACTGCATATCTGGTGACATTATTGAAGTAGCAGACGATAGTTTTGCAGGAGCAAAGGTGGGTGGGCGAGTTTTATCAGTTAATGAACGCACTATTATTATCGATGCGCCTATTGAGTGGAAATATGACGATAAAGGTATTTTCTCATTTCTAGGGGTATCAGGTAGTTTCGAGAAAGTAGATATTCAATCTATTGATGGTGATGTTGTTACTTTGCGTGAGATCCCGAACGGGCTGAAACAGTATGGTGTATTTTCTGTTTCCAAGAGTACGTTAACCACTAGACTATTTCGTGTGATTTCCATCTCTGAAGACAGTGAAGGGAGCTATCTATACAATTGCATTCAGCATGAGCCACAAAAGGAAAGTATTGTTGATAATGGAGTTGATTTTACTGGAAACCCGCCAACACAGAATGTTATTCGCATTCCTAATATAGAGCATCTTTCTATTGCTTACGTTGATGACAGCTCACAAGTTCAAGCTAGAGCTATGTGGGCAACAACAACCATCAATAGAAGCATATCATTTAATGTCACCCTCTATAAAGACGGAAAGGTTGTATCTACCGGAAGCACAACAGATCTTGAATACTACTTCAATGGACTTGAATCTGGAGATTATCTTGTTGGAGTACGAGGCAAAGATGCTAATGGGATGCTTGGCAACGAATCAAAAGTGCAGATGGTTATTGGCACGCCTAGCGCACCTAGCTCAATAACTGTTGAGTCTGGTTTTTTTGAAATAAAACTGATCCCTCATATTTCCGCGCCGCACACTTTAAATACTGAGTTTGAGTTCTGGTTTTCTGGTGAAAACAGAATTAATAATATCAATGAAATAGAGTCAAAGGCTGATTTTTTAGGTAGAGCTAAATTCTGGACTAAAGGACAGCTAAAGGCAGGTCATGATTACTGGTTTTATGTACGAAGCGTCAATGAATATGGTAAATCTCATTTCGTGGAAGCGAAGGGGCAGGCTGATGACAACACGGAAGCCATTCTCGATGAACTAGACGGTCATTTCATGACAACTGACGCGGGTAAGCAACTCAGTGAGCGATTAGATTGGAATGCTGAGACAGCGATTATTCTTAGTAACGCTGATTCTCAACTATCACGCAGCATGCTAATGAAACACGGTCAATCACAAGCGGGCATTCGCGAATTATGGCAAGTTCGTGCAACGGATAACGAAGCATGGGCGCAGGAAGTTAAAGAAATTTACTCCGCGGTTGGTGATAACACGTCTGCAATTAAAGAGACTCAAACGTCAATTACCAAGCTTGATGAGGCTATCGGTCAGCGCTTTACTGAAATACGTACTAAGGTTGATCAGGCTGAGGCCGATATTGTTTCAAATTCTCAAGCCATCTCTAACACAAACAAGGCATTTGCTGAAAACAAAACACAAGTTCAAGCTAAGTTTGATGAGCAAGAGGGCATGATACAGGAGAAGATGCAAGCTACCTTCAATCAAACGGGTGATGGCGTTGTCGCGCACTCAATAAATATTACTATCAAACATGATGGCGTTAGTTATAACGCAGCAGGGCAAGTGATTAGTGCTCAAGTTAAGAATGGAAAGCTCGAATCATTCTTTGGTTACAATGCGAATAACTTTGCTTGGTATAACCCTGCAAATGGAAAGATGGAATTATTCATGTATGCCAAAAATGGGCAGTTTTTTATTAAGGAGGCGTTTTTAGATAAAGCGAATGTTCGTGAAATGGTGTTATCTGAAGCTATAAAGTCCAAGAATTACGAATTAGGTAAGACGGGATTTAATATTGATGCTAATACGGGTAATGCTGAATTTAATAATGCGACATTTCGGGGAACTATCGATGGTGCGGATGGAAATTTTAATGGAACAGTTAAGGCCGGAAAGCTAATAGGAAATATTGTTTCAATTTCTGATGAGATTTATATAAATGATAGATGGAAAGGCGATGGAATAAAAGAGTTGTTTAAATTTAAACAACGAGATACCCCATGTTATTTGTGGGTTAGCGGTTCACTACATCAAGAAGATTATATCCCTGACTGGTTTGGAACAAAAACACCAAACGGGGCATTAATGGGGTATATGGCTCCATTCATGGGAGATGGTAGAGGGGTTGCTGAAATTTATGTTGATGGAATTTTTAATGTCAAAACAGTCTCGGTCTGGTCAGGAAATACATCGAATGCTAGAAAAGATGAATATGTTTGCAACGAATTTGTCGTAAAAATACCAGCGGGAAAGGGAATTAGTAGTGTTGGTATAAAAATACCTTATGCGACCGGAGGGGTTGCTGGAGAGTGGACGGAGTTTATTCTCAGGGGGAGAGTTTTTGCATTTCCTGATTCAAGCGAAGAATTTCTAATTAATTAAGCTAGGAAATAAATCATGATATACACAACAGGCACTGTTAACACAGTGTCAGGGTCTGCTATTGTCCGCGGAACTGGCACTAAATTTAAAAATAATAATCCAGCCATTAATATCGGAATGACTATTTTAATTAAATCGGGAACAACAAATATTCCGTATATGATTAAATCCGTTAATTCCGACACTGAATTAGTATTAGCACAACCCGCATTAGCTACAGCAACGAACACCACATTCTCAATTCATATTACTGAGCCGGATAATAATAGTGATGCAGCAAGAACGATGGTTGCAATAAATGCATACACGCAATATTTCCTCGATGCGATGAATACGTGGATGAGCGAAACCGGGCAGACAAAAATTGAGATGCCGAACGGTGAAGTTGTCACTCTCGATAGCATTAAGAAGATGCAGGGGGATATTAGTAATAAATTTGATAAAAAAGGTGGGGAAATATTAGGTTACACAGCTGTCAATGGATTAATTCAATCACTTCAAGGTAGATTGGGTGGGGTAAAGGATGGTTCTAGCATTAATTTAGAATGCGATGCGGATGGACCACGAATAACATCATTATATCCAAACTCTAGCTGGGGAATCCATAGACTCCCAACTTCTAGTGGCACCTTTATGCAAATCGGCGACTATGGAGTAGGGGGGAATACCATACATATAGATAGTTCAGGTTTGAATAACCCACTAACGCCAACTGGTACATATCATCAAGGGGGAGGGCAAAATGACAATTGGTTTGGTACATATGGAGTATTAATAAATTTAAAATATAATGATACAAATTCAACTAAAATTTTCTATAGTGGGGATAAAGGTATTCCAACTATTGCATCGAAACATGGCGAATCATTAGTTTGGAATGTTTTATGGGGAACTGGTAACACCACAACAGATCCACAAGGTTTCATCAAAAGAGCCTCCCCCATTATCAATATCAATTCTAACGGCACTTTCACAACTAACGACGAATCCGAAGGTGCTACGGTTACTCGAGTAGCGCAGGGTGAATATCTCATCGAAGGCGTATTAGGTTTTAACGCTGACGCTGGCTGGGGCGGTGTTGATGGCGGTATTGAGATTCCACTTGATGTCAATAAACAACCACTTATTTGGGTTGACTCTGAAGTTAATGAGGACGGTTCTATTCTCGTTAAAACCTATCACCGTACTCACCCTAATGCGCCTAAATTCGCCCGTAATGATATTGACGGCTTCAATGATAGCGATCCGATTGATATTCCAGCCGGTCGCTTTATTTCCGTTCGTGTACAGATGCCAGAGCAATCAATCTATAACGTGAGAATGCGTGAGATGGAAGAAGCGCAGAAAGCGGAAGAGGAACGCAGACAAAAAGAAGAGGAAGAAAATCAGGACACCAATAGCGCACCAGAAATAGTGTTTTCCAAAAGTTTATAGTTGTATTTTGTATGTAGAGCAACGAATTCCTTTTTATGTACTCAATTGCTCACATTGTTTTTAATCAAAATAAAAAAACAATATTTTCCTGTAATTATGGGATTCATATTTTATTTTTCCTTATTGGCAGAATGGTTTCTGCTGATAATGATTGTTTTGCTTTAATTATCTCTTTTTCATTTGAAAAATTATAATTAGGTAATAGTTCTTGAGGTTTGACTCCTAAAATAAATGCGATAGAGAATAAATGTTCAACGGTAATTTTCGCACCTCCATTTTCTAACCGAGAGTAATGTTGTTGGCTTATTCCGAGCTTGTTGCTCATTTGTTTACCTGTTAATTTTAGCTCCGTCCTTTTTTGTTTTATTTTATGCCCGATGATGAAATCTAGCGTACCCATGATTTTTTATCTCCGTTATAGATAATTTGTAATTAGCTTTTATAAAGCAAAGAGTTACAAGGCTATTCTATTATAGATAAAAATACTTTTTTATCTATTAAAATAAAACTTTTTATATGGTAGGCATACACTACATCTGTATGTGCTAGAAGAATATGAAGGGGAACGAAGGTTAGAGGAAAATGACATGGTATTGTATTTTAAAATTCAAACAGCTACTAGTTAATATTAGTATTGATTTGACATTCTCCCCGCTCTGAAGGATGGGGTTTTACGGCGCACCTGATAAGATTTTTTATTATTACAAACTTATCATTTGAGAAAAGAGCTTTGTATATAGTGGCCGTAATATTATAAGTTCTTTGTGTCTTTTGTAATGGGCTGTTTGGATTAATCAATTCTGATGTACTTACCTTCAATAAAGACCTCTCCGTCATTTTCACATTTCACAAGACGACACTTTCCTTGTAATCCATACCGACTAACGACACAGCGAACACCCGGTGATGAACTTGAGCCATGGTGTTTGTTTTGTCGTCTTTCATAGCTGGATATCTTCTCTAATAAGCCATCTTTTACCATGCTATCTAATGTTCTGCGAGTAGATTCGAGAATGCTTTTCTTGTTAAAAGAATCCATTCCTTTAAGCATATAAGCTACACCTGAAACGTCGAAAGGTGGTGCGCCAATTTCACCCGTTACCCATTCAAGATTGTCAGGTTTAAATAATTCCATTATCTCTTTTTTGCGTGAGGTCATTCTCATTTTTAATATTCCTTATTGTGGGTTACATCTATCCTACAATAAGGAATTTAAATGATATATAAATACTATGCTTCTTTTAGCGACGATAGTTTTTCACACCATGTATCAAGCGTTTCTCGTTTTTCTCTTAAATAATCATATCTATCATAATGCTTTTGAGAAACTCCTGGTCTTTTGTGGTTTTGTACCATATCCCTTAACTCAGAACTTATTCCCATTTCTCCAGCCAATGTTTTGAATGTTCTTCTCACATCTCTAGGTGTAAATTTCTCAAACTCATTTTTCTTACAAAATTTATTTAATTGTTTAGCGTATTCAGACGTTAGCAAGTGTCCTTCTTTAGTATCAGCAGGGAAAAGATAATTTGATGTTGGATACAATAGTTCTTGGATATTAAGAATATCAATAGCAGGCTGTACCAGTGGAATGACATGATAATCGCCTGTTTTTGAAATATGAGGTGGAACCGTTAATGTATTGTTCTTTTTATCCCAATTGTCGCGAGTATTGGCCAGAATTTCCCATGGCCTTTGTCCTGCGGAATAAACGCAAAATAGAAATAGACGCGCATAATCTGAGTTAATAGGGCATTCGATGGTGGGCTTATTGAATAGCTCTAATAATAGCTTCAACTCATCCCATGATAAAAATCTATCTAACGCTTTATCTGCACCTTTTTGTCTAGGAACCACAGTGACAGGATTTCGTTCCAATCCATAAATAACGCGCTCGTTTATTTTTGCTGGATCATTATCGGCAAATAACCCGAAGTTGAATACCGCATGTAGGTTTGCTCTTACTTTGTTCGAACCTGCCAAAGCACCTCGGGAGATAAACTCAGAAAGTATTCTTTTTATATGATCTGGAGTCACATCTTTTGCAGGCATAGAGGCATCAATATGCTTACTATCTAGAACCTGATTTAGTCTGTTTTGAGTTTTATCATATGAACGCTTGCCTTGTCGTTTTTGATCTTCAATGTAATCATCAAAAAGCTGTTTTACTGTGGCGTGTTCATATTTTATTCTCTCTGGGGATGATGATTCGGTAGCAGCTGCTACGGATTTTGCTGCAGCATCTGCTAGTGATAAATTAGGGTAATCACCAAGCGATATAAATTTCTCTTTTCCATCTTTGAAGTAGCGGTAGACGAAAACTTTTCTTCCAGATGGATATGTTTTTACGCCAAGGCGTCCAGTGCCTCTAGTCGCTGATGCTTGCCAAGTATAATACGCAGATTTCTTTGGTTTCAGTCCTCGTATTTTACTATCAGTCAGTAATACGCTAGCCATAACTAATTTCCATTTACAGGTTGTTTGCGGGTCAAGTAACGGGTCAAGTAACGAAGAAATGATATGAAACTAGCTGAAATCATGCAAGGTATATAAATCCTTGTAAATCAAAAAGATGAAATCTCATGAAATTATATAAAACTCAATGAAATCAGTATATAACGCCCTTCTAAGCCGTAGGTCACAGGTTCGAATCCTGTAGGGCGTACCATTTAAAATCAATAACTTACACTCATTTTAAATTCTCTACTTTTCTTAAGTGGGACGTATTTGGGACACAAGTGCCAAAAATACTGTCTATTTGCTTTGCATGTTCAGTTAAATGATTAGGAGCTAGGTGAGCATACCTTCTAACCATATCAACTGATTCCCATCCGCCCATTTCTTGTAATACTGAAAGCGGAACTCCGGACTGAATTAACCAGCTCGCCCATGTGTGGCGCAGATCATGAAAGCGGAAGTTTTCTATTCCTGCTCTTTTTAACGCTGCTCTCCATGCTGTGTTAGAATCAACTCGCATTTTTCTAACGCTTGGCGTTAATGTTCCGTCTGGTCTCTTCTTTGATTCAGTATGAACAAATACCCATTTGTGATGGTTTCCTATTTGCTCCTTAAGAACCTGACAAGCAGTGTCATTTAAAGCAACACCAATTGCTTGGCCTGATTTGCTATCCTCTGGGTTTATCCATGCAACTTTCCTTTGCATATCAATTTGACTCCACTCTAAATTGATAATATTGGATCGCCTTAATCCAGTGGCCAATGGCAAATTTAATGCTAAAGCCGAAGAAGCTTTAAAAGAAGCCCAAAAAGTCGGTAGTTTAAGCAATGAAACTAAAGCCGCAGTAGATAAGATGGCAACAGAACTGAATGCATTGCGTGAATCTGAAAAAACACTCAAAGCTTCATTGGGTGAATTAGAGCAACACGTAGCACAAATGCCATTGAATAATGCGGTTCAGACAGCCAAAACAATTGGACAACAAGTGATTTCCGCAGATGTGTTGAAAGAAATTAATTCTAGTATTCAATCAAGTAAACGCATTTCTATTCCAGTACAAGCTGCATTGATTTCAACCGGCGTGGCTGAAGGTGTTGTTGAGCCTCAACGTTTACCTGATATTGATGTTGCGCCAAAACAGCGTTTATTTATCCGTGATCTGATTGCGCCGGGCAAAACAACGTCACCGGCTATTTTTTGGGTTCAGCAAACGGGCTTTACGAATAAAGCTTCTGTGGTACCAGAAAATACCACTAAGCCTTACAGTGACATTGAATTTGCAACCAAAATCACACCAGTAACCACCATTGCTCATATGTTCAAGGCCTCTAAGCAAATCTTAGATGACTTTGCACAACTGCAGTCTTTAGTCGATGCTGAAATGCGTTATGGTTTGAAGTTTGTTGAAGAGCAAGAAATCTTGTTTGGTGACGGCTCTGGTGCTCATTTACATGGCATCATTCCTCAAGCCTCTAAATATAAACCTGAATTTAGCGTCGAAAAGCAAAGTGGCATTGATGATTTACGCCTTGCGATGCTACAAGCGCAATTAGCTCGACTGCCTGCCACAGGGCATGTTTTGCATTTTATCGATTGGGCGAAAATTGAATTAACCAAAGACTCATTAGGGCGTTACATTCTTGCCAACCCATCTGCATTAATTGGCCCAACTTTATGGGGTCTACCTGTTGTTGCTACTGAATCAACGGCCTTTAAAGGCAAGTTCTTAACAGGGGCATTTAACGCGGGTGCGCAGTTATTCGATCGTGAAGAAACCAATGTAGTGATTTCTACGGAAAACACTGACGATTTTGAGAAAAACATGATCTCAATTCGTTGCGAGGAGCGTTTGGCGTTAGCCGTAAAACGTCCGGAAGCCTTTGTTTACGGTGATTTCACCGTGCCTACATCAGGGGAATAATCGATAGAGCGGTCTTCATGACCGCTTTTTCTTTGGGGGCAACATGAAGCTAATTATATTACGAGCCATTTATTTTGGTGGTGTCGTTGTTACTGAGGGGAAAGAGATTGAAACCTTAGAACAACATGGGCGTGAGTTAATTCAAAAAGGCTATGCAAAAGAAAAGGAAGTTGTACATCCTGCTATTGAGCCTGAGCCTGAGCCTGAGCCTGAGCCTGAGCCTGAGCCTGAGCCTGAGCCTGAGCCTAAAAAAAACACCAAGGCTAAAAAGGAGAAATAATGCTTTCTCTAGAATTAGTAAAAGAACATCTCAGATTAGACATAGATTATTGTGACGAAGATGCGTTATTGCTCAGCTATATAAAAGCAGCAAAACGGCGCGTAGAAACATACACTCGCAGAACATTAATAACATCAGATGAAAGCGTCGAGAATAAGGATACTACGCTACAGTATGGGGGAGATGTGGAAATGTCTATGTTATTACTTATTGGCAGTTGGTATGCAAATCGTGAGTCGGTAGTTATTGGTAATGCTGTTAACGCATTACCTCAAGCTTTTGAAGCACTATTGCAACCTTATGTAAGGTACGGCATATGAATCCTCTTGGGGCCGGTGAACTCAATAAACGCATCTCCCTTTCTCACTATGTTACAGAACGTGATGATTTAGGGAGTGAAAAAGTCGTTTCAAAGAAAGTGGCTGAGGTATGGGCCAAAGCCGAATCGATGTCGAACCGTAAGATCCGTACCGCAGACCAAGATCAGGTAATTGAAACCTATCATTTCACTATTCGCCCTCGTTCTGATGTTGATATGGGGTGGCTGGTGGGCTATCAGGGGCGACTATTTACTGTACGCGCTGTTGACCGAAACCAGGCTGATAGAACCATTATTACCACGGAGGCGAATATACAACATGATAGAAGTTGATATTAAAGCTGATCTGGAACGTATTACGGGATTGTTAGCTTATCCGTTAAAACTCCCATCCGATAAATTAGAGGGGGTTATCTATCAACGAATTAGCGACCCCAAGATAGACGCTGGATTAGCCCACACCTCACTTGTTCAAGCCCGTTTTCAAATCGTTATTCAAATACCTGATGATTATCCCAAAGCGCTGATGCTTGAATCTAAACTTTGTCGCGAATGGGAGTCTGTTGTGCATGGTTATATTGGAAATTATCCCATACAAACCGTTCAGCGAGGCAATTTTCTGCAGGACATGATTGAGCAAACGGAGAACCGTAAAATTTACCGTATTTATCGTGATTTTATTATCACCTACCCTGAGGATGCAACGTGATAACCAACCTTAGCGTGACAGGGTTGGATGAATTAGGTCGGAAATTAAAGCAGTTAGACGTTGAATTAAAAACCAAGATATTACGCGATGCAGGGCGAGAAGCCATGCAAGTCGTGAAAGAGGATATGGAAGCACATGCAGGGTTTGATGCAAAAAGCACTGAACCTCATATGCGAGACAATATCACCATCAAAACGACACGAGTAAAAAACACGAATGGGGCTGTCATGGTCACCGTAGGACCGACAAAACCTCATTATATGAAAGCGCGTGCCCAAGAGTTTGGCACCATCAAACAAGTTGCCCGTCCTTTTATTCGTCCAGCCCTCGATTACAACCAACGTGCGGTGCTCAATACCTTAACTGAGCATATTCGCCATGCCCTTTCTTTATATACTTAGGAGTAAAAATAATGGCAGATCAAAAAACATCGCCAGAATACGCCATGCTTCCCGCCGGCACTATTGTGAAATTTGGTAAAGCGGGTGATACCGTTGAACAAATGAAGCCACTAGTTAACTGTAAGGCATTAGGTGCCACAGGACAATCAGGGAGCTTTGTTGATGTCACGACACTCATTGATAAAAACAAACAATTTATTTCTGATTTACCGGAAGGACCTGAAAAGTCGTTAGGGTTTATTGATGATCCAGAAAATGAAAACTTTGTTGCATTCTTGAATGCAGCAGAAAAACGTGAAACGGTGCAGTTTTACTGTGAGCTTCCTAATAAACGTACCGCAACGATGATCCTTTCGTTATCAGGCTGGGAGCTAAACGATATCTCAGCACCGGCTAACGAAGCTATCCAGATCACCGTAAAAGGCAAACAAAATAACCTTGTATGGGGAACTTCTTCTGCAACATCAACAGGAGATCAGGGTTAATGAAAGGATTAAAAGCCTCTTTACTCACCGCTAAGCCGCAGATTATTGAGGTGGAAATCTTATGCGGTGTGAAAGTGAATATTCGTCGTATGACAGCGAATGAACTGATGCAACTTGAAATGGATGTATCTGAACTGAATCAACATGGGAGATTTCGCGAATCATCATTAAAAAATGTCAGCATGCTACTGAATTGCTTGGTTGATGATGAAGGTAAACCGATAAGCAAAACATTATTGCCAAAACCAGAAGAGTTGGTTAACGTCCATGATAATGCGATCCTCATTGAAGCGATTGATATCGTGAAAAAACACTCTGTTGGTACGTTAGAAGAGGCAAAAAAAAACTAACGGATAGCCCGTTACTCTATTTTGCTTATCAACTTTCTGAAGAGCTGGGGGAAATTGACCCATATCGCGTTCTCAATTTGCCTGCCAATACCTTGTTAGGCTGGCAGGCTTATTTTACGCTTAAATCAGAAAAATCAGGTGCAACACCCCCATCAAATACAGCTCCCTCTGCTGAAAATCCACATCAACCAACAACCACCTCTAAATCTGTTGAACAGCAATGTTCTGACGTAATGAAAATGATAGGAAGATAAAAATTATGGCCACTAATTTAGCCGATTTACGTGTTGGGCTATTGCTGAATGACGCCAGTTTTAGAAGCAATATATCCGGCGCATTAAATCATGCAGGGCGTGAAACAGAACGTTTTTCTAATAAAGCAAAACGTGAAACAAAAGCGGTTGCAGACGGATTTTATTCAATCGGTCATCAGGTGACAAATGTCGCAGGGAGACTGGCAATGTTGGGCGGAGTGAGTTTATCCATTGGTAGCATTTTAAATATTTCTCGTAAGTATAGTCAGGCACTTTCTGATCTTAGTGCGATTACAGGCGCTTCGATTGAGCGCATGAAAGAGTACAGAGATGCATCTTTGGAAATGGGGCGAACAACGGAATTTGGCGCAATAAAAGTCGCGGATGCGATGAAACTCATTGCGTCAGCAAAACCGTCATTACTGCAGACAGCAGGTGCCTTAGAAGAGGTAACGGCTAAATCGATTACCTTGGCGCAAGCTTCAGGTATTGAGTTATCCGATGCGGCGAAATCTCTTACCTTAAGTCTCAATCAGTTTGGTGAGTCCGCTGTCTCATCTGAGCGTTATATTAACGTATTAGCAGCAGGTGCAAAATACGGTGCATCTGAAATTAACGAAACAGCACAAGCGATTATAAAGAGCGGAACTATCGCTTCTCAAGCCGGTCTTTCATTTGAACAACTTAATGCATCCATTCAAGTTTTAGCAGGGAAAGGGATAAAAGCCTCTGATGCGGGTACGATGTTGCGTAACGTTATTTTGGCTTTAGAGCGCTCGGCAGATAAAAATCTACGCCCTTCCGTTGTCGGTCTATCTACCGCATTGGATAACCTAGACAAGAAAAACTACTCCACTACTGCATCGACAAAAATATTTGGTCGCGCCAATGTCAGCGCTGGCACTATTTTAGTTAAAAATCGGGATCAGCTAGTTGATTTAACCAAAGCACTTACTGACACTGAAACGGCGTATGAACAGGCAAGTAAGCGCGCTGATAATTTAAATGGTGATTTAGAATTAATGGCTACCGCATTTGAGGGCATTGCTCTTGCTGTGGGTTCAAGTGCTGACGGTCCTCTACGAACAGGGGTGCAAAATGTTACTTCAGCAGTAAATACATTAACGAATAATTTTTCTGCTTTAGCTGATGTGGCCACTTATGCTGTTTTACCTGTTATTGGCGCTCGAATGACCAGAGGGCTTCAAGATCAAACTAAAGAGTGGGTGAAAAATGAAGCAGCAGTAAGAAATAGTGTAAAACAGACTAGAATTTCGGCTCAGGCTACGATTGATTCGGCAAAAGCAATGCGAGAGCAAGCTCAACAGGAGGCTAGAAGACTAGGAACCCAATCTGTATTGAATAGACAGTACGGCATTACGGCGAGTTATCAAAAGGAATATTTGGCACTAAATCGTCAAATAAGAGAGGCAGATCGCTTAGAAAGTGTTGGTAAAAATCAATTAGCAGCTGCAAACAGTCGTGTTTCTTATAGTCAAAGGGCATTGCGTGCATCGAGTATGGCATTGAAGGGGGTTTTTTCCGCGCTAGGAGGTCCTGTTGGTGCTGCGATGCTTGCCGGTTCAGCGATTTATTATTTTCGCAATAAAGCAGTTGAGGCGAGAAATAGTGCCCTTAATTTGAAAGATGCAATAGTTGAAACAACAGAAGCGTTAATGTTGTTATCTCGAAAGCAATTAAATTTGAAACTAATTAATACGCAAGATGAACTACAAAACATTGTTATTGAAAGAAATAAAATGGTTAAAGAGCTTAATGATGCTAGAAGCCAGGCCTTTGACCAAAAAGAAATGCCATGGACTAAAGATTTACCTTTTGCCAAGGATTGGGAGAAGGAAGCAACAAGGTTAGAAGCGAGCGTTGAAACTGTTAATGAAAATATAAAAATAACTGAAGCTAAAATTAATAATATTATTGATGCCACAACTCGCCTAGATAAAGGGGAAAAACCACCGGAACCGAAGGAAGATAAACCTATTGGTGATGGAGGAAGTGGTGGCGGGGGGAATGATTTAACTTCAGGCTCCAAACAAAAAGTGAATCAATACCATCAATTACGCATGCAGATAGAGCAAGAGCATGCAACAAGCCTAGAACGCATATCGTTAAGTGAATCTGAAACAATGCGTAAGCTTCAAGAAAATTTGAAAGCGGGTGGGATGAAGCAAGCAGAGTATGAGCGATTAAAAACGCTCAATGCTGAAAATCACATGAAACAGCGTGCAGAATTAGCAGAAAAATACTCTCCTATGCGCGCATCCATCCGAAATGAACAAGAGATGACAAAAGAGCTTAAATCGCTCTTTGAACAACAGCTATTGACTGAAAAAGAATATCAATATGCACGACGCCAAATGGCGCAAGATACGACAAAGTATCGATTATCAGAACAAGCAAAAGGGATTTCTCTGCCTAATATCAGCATCCTTGGTGAAATAGATCCCGTTATTCAACTCAGAAACCAACTGGAAGAACAAAAAGCGCTTTATCAGGCTTACTATGAAGATGGATTAGTGAGCAAAGAGCGCTATGAGCAGTTAATTATTGCCGCTACGAATAAGTCAAAAGAAGCACAATATCAATCAAGTAAAGAGCTTTACGCATCTCAAGGCATGTGGCAACGCATGCAAATGAATTTAGTTGATGCAGTTGAACAACGAACCGCCAATGCAATGACCGGCATGTTAATGGGAACGAAATCCTTTTCAGAAGGTATTAAGGAATTTTCTTCATCATTAGCTAGTTCAATTATTTCCGATCTTATTCGTATTGCTATTCAGGCTCAAATTACCAATGCATTGACAGGATTAATAGGCGGTTTTGCTGGTGGCAGTAGCGGTACAGCAAGTGGCGCTAAAGCGGGTAAGGTGGGTGTAAAAGCGAACGCCAAAGGGGATGTTTACAGCTCACCAAGCCTCAGCCAATATAGCAACCAGGTGGTTAGTTCACCGACATTATTTGCCTTTGCAAAAGGTGGTACGCCTAATCTTGGCTTGATGGGGGAAGCTGGAAGCGAGGCGATCATGCCTTTAAAACGTGGACCTGATGGATCTTTAGGCGTTAGAGCAACCGGAAGCAACTCTGTTGCGTCGGGCGATACTATTATTCATCAAACATTTCATGTAACAGGTAATGGTGATGAAGCGCTTTATCAAGCTATACAGGAAGCAGCAAGAATGGGAGCAGAACAAGGTGCATCAAAAGCCAAATCTGACATTATGCGAGACTTTCAAACCAATGGAACATTAAGAAGGAACCTACGATAAATGGCAACGATATTATCGTGGCCACAATCCATCGTGCCAGCCTCATTAAGCTGGCAACTCGTGAGTAACAGTAAAACCTTTACATCAACTTTTACGGGGAGTGTGCAGACAGTACGCTTTCCCGGCTCGCGTTGGCGTTGCGGTATGTCATTTAATAATTTGACCGATGAGCAAGCAAGGGTTTTAGAGGCGTTTGTTGCCGAGTTAGATGGTGAAAGTGGTCGAGTGAAAATTAGTGATTGGGCGCGTTCTGGTTTAACTCAACGCGGTAAACCTAAAGTTAGCCAACCCAATCAATCTGGAAAATTATTAGAAAGTAAAGACTGGTTACCCAATAGCATTGTTTTACGCATTGGTGATTATATCACGGTAAATGATGAACTAAAGCGAGTGACGGCTAATGTGATTAGTGATGCACAAGGAAACGCAACAATTCCTATTGCCCCTATATTACGTTATGCACCGGCGGTAAATGATTTGATAGAAAATGAAGCGCCATACGGTATTTTTAAACTAACTAGTAATGATCAGGGTAATTTCCAACGTAAACCGGGCATACTTACTAGCACTTCTTTGTCATTCGAGGAGGCATTAACATGAAATATCATCCCTTTAGTAATGACATGGTTAAGGCAATTAATGAGGGGTATTATTTGGTTGTTGCCTCTCGTTTAGATCTTAAATCAGGTGTCGTAAGAGCACATACCGGTGTGGGTAATATCATTATTGCTGGTGAAGTTTATCAAGGTGTTGGTCAGTTTGGGGCAATTGAATCAGTTGGGGAGAATATGACCACAAGCCCACAGCAGCTTATTATGAAACTCTCAGGTTTTGATTCTTCATTAATTGGAGAAGTGATGAATGAGCGAGTTCGTGGACGAAATGCGCAATTGATGTTAGTTGCATTAAATGAAGAGAGTAAACCTGCACTTGCTGAAGTATTATTTGCAGGACAAATATCCACAATTGGTGTGACAACAGGTGAAGAGAATGAAATAGCGGTCACTGTTTCAAACCGTTTCGAACGATGGTCTTATGGGTTACCCGACAGATTTACTGATGAATCATGGTCTAAACGTAAAAATGGCGATAGGATATTTCGTTATGTGGCGCAGATGGCTGATCGGGCTATTTATTGGGGTAGCAAGAAAAATGCACCTGCGTTTATTTATAAATAGATATAAATCGGTGATTCTATGGCAGAACGTTATAATTTATATGAGGACATACTTTATTTTTTAATTAGCAAGGAAAAAATAAAACCAAAGGAGTTGTTGTTATCATTTAATATCGATATAAATGAGGCTAACGCAATATTTCTTTCTATGATTAAGAATGGATTAGCTACTGCTACCCTTGGTGATGATAGTGAAATTATCTATCATATAAAGACTAAGAATTTAGAAAAATTCCTCTTCGAAAAAGGTAAACTTCCTATAGAAATAAATGACAATAAGATTATAAGCCAAGAAGGAAAAGTAGAACCAATTAATAACTATATATATCTATTTGTTTTTATTCTTATTGCTGGTCCTCTGTTTTATTTGTTTTTAACTTATTTTTCTGGTGATGAAAAAAAGGGAATTGATTATTGTAATAGCGAAGAAAGAGCTTATTTGGCATCCAATAGTATAATCAAAAGAACATTAAAATCACCAACTACTGCAAAGTTCCCTCATTATTCTGAAGTGGATATTGCAATCGCAGGGAAATGTTCATTTCAGATTGATTCTTACGTAGACTCTCAAAATGGGTTTGGAGCAATGATAAGAAGTTATTATGTTACCGTGGTTACTTATGATGAGAAAACAGAGTCGTATATACAGAAATCGCTAAAATTTAAATGATATATTTATATTTTCATTAACCCGCTTCGGCGGGTTTTTTATTGTCTGGAGAAAATCATGAGACACCCTCAATGGACTACCCGCCTACCTGAAACTTTGAAAAATGCCATTAACCGCCCTTTTGCATGGGGTGAACATGATTGCTGCTTGTTTGCTTCCGATTGCGTTATTGCTGTTTGTGATTTTGATCCCTGTGAAAGTATTCGTGGGCGCTACAAAACAAAAACAGGTGCATTCAGAGTATTACAAAAAGAGTTTGGGACATTGGACGGCGCTGTGAGCCGTTTTTTTGATGAAGTTCCAACAAACGAAGCAGGGCGTGGTGACATTGTGATGTTTGAAGGGGATGAAGGGGAAACGCTGGGTGTGTTATGGGCTGGCAAACTATGGGCAGTTTCAACGGATGGAGTTCGCGCGGTGAGCAATAAACCAATTAAAGCATGGAGAGTACAATAAATGGGTAAGACAGTCACAAGCGTTGTCTCTGCTGGCTTAATGATAGCAGGAGTTATTGCCACAGGTGGTTTGGGTACCGCATTGATTGTTGCTGGTATTGCTGTTCAAGCGGCGAGTGCGTTTATCTTTAAAGATAAAGTGCCCGGATCAGGTTATCGTGATCAATCTGAGCGTAAGCAAATGCTACGTTCAGCATCAGCACCAGAAACGGTCGTTGTAGGCAAAACAATGATGTCGGGCTTGCTTTTCTTTGCCGAAGAAGAGGAAGGTGAACAAGACGAAAACGAAGAACTTTATATGGCTTTAGCCATAGCATCCCACCCTATCCATAAATTAGGTCAAATTTATTTCAATGATGACAAAATTGAAGATTTAGGCGACAACGCACAATACGAATTTCATAACAGTAGAACTGAGGCGGATCCATACCTATTAAAACATGCCCCTTCATGGAAAGAGGATATGATTGGTCGAGGGCTTGCATGGTTACGCTTAACATTACGCTTTGATCAAGAAAAATTCCCTTATGGTGTTCCTAACGTTAAAAGTGAACTATGGGGAAAAGAAATTTACGATCCCCGCACCGAAAAAATAGCGTGGTCCAATAATGGTGCCTTGGTCATATTAGATTACTATCGCCATTACTTAGGTGTTCCAGACTCCGATATTGATTGGGATGCATTTAAAAGTGCAGCAGATATTTGTGATGAAACCGTACAAACGCCAGATGGAAAAAGTGAGCCTAGATACACCTTAAATGGCGCTTATGAACTTGAAGAAAGCCCTGCCTCTGTATTAGAGATGATGCATAAATGTATTGCTGGAGAGCCGACCTATATTGCAGGTAAGCACGGCATTTTAATGCAGGTGTATAACGGGCCAGCACTACTGACGATTGATGAGTCACAAATTATCGATACAGTGACAGTGACACCCGAACTTTCATTACGTGATGCAACTAATGCGATTTATGGCACTTTTGTTGACGCAGAACAACAGTATAACAAAACCGATTTTGAGCCAGTGGTTATTGATGAATGGATAGAAGAAGATGGCTTAGAAATTAAAGAAAATATGGACTATCGTTTTGTTACTAGCCCATACCAAGCCAATCGACTAGCCAATCTCTATTTACGTAAAAAACGCGCAGGTCGTCGTATTCAATTGCGCATGAATTTAGATGGTTATGCTTATCGCCCTGGTGATGTTGTAAAACTCGAATTACCTTCGCTGGGGATTAGCGATTTAGAATTTCGCATTGCTGATTGGAAATTTCATCCATCAGAAGGGGTAGAGATTACTCTCGAAGAAGATGGTTCTTATATTTATGAGGACTTAGCTAGTAAACCATTTGTTAGACCTCCATTCACTAAACTACCCACTGGTGGCGCACCCGCACCTATCAACCTAGCCTTTATTCCTCTTGCTGTCACCGATATTGTTCAGGGATATATCTCATGGCAGAACGTGGCATCTGATGTTCGCTATAACACGGTTAATATTCTCCAAAACGGCAAAGTCATTCAATCCATTCAGGTACCGGGAGAGCGTGTAGATATTAATGGTTTAACTCGAGGCACTTATCGTGTCGAAGTGAGAGCCATTAATGTCGCTGGTGCAATGTCTGCTCCTGCCATTAGTGATTTTTCTATTCAGGCACCGCCAGCGCCGATCGGTGTTGAAATAACGCCGGGCATGTTCAGCTTAACGGCATCACCTAAACAGGGCGATAGTGCTGTCTTTGGTTATACGTTTGAGTTTTGGTTTAGTGAAAAAAAACTCACTAATCTCTCTGAAAATGAAGTGATCAACAAAGCAAACAAAGTTGGTCAAGGAAACTTCTGGACGCAGGAGAATTTAAAAGCTGGCCACACGTATTATTTCTATATCCGAACGATCAATAGTTATGGCAAATCCGTATTTGTAGAAGCTTCAGGTATTCCAGTTTCATTACCTTCAGATATCTTTGATGATTTAGATAACACGGTTAGAGAAACGGATGCGTTTAAAGAGCTGGATAATAAGCTTGATTGGAATGCTGAGACAGCAATTATTCTTAGTAACGCTGACTCTCAACTATCACGCAGTGTGTTAATGAAACACGGTCAATCACAAGCGGGTATTCGCGAATTATGGCAAGTTCGTGCAACGGATAATGAAGCATGGGCGCAGGAAGTTAAAGAAATTTACTCCGCTGTTGGTGATAATACGTCTGCAATTAAAGAGACTCAATCGTCAATTACCAAGCTTGACGAGGCTTTTGGTCAGCGATTTACTGAAATTCGTACGGAAATAGATAAGGCTCAAGCCGATATTGTTTCAAACTCTACTGCCATCTCTAACACAAACAAGGCTTTTGCCGAAAATAAAACACAAGTTCAAGCTAAGTTTGATAAACAAGAAGGTATGATTCAGGAGAAGATGCAAGCTACGTTTGAGCAGTCTGGCGACGGCGTTGTCACTCACTCAATTAATATCACGATTGTTCATAGCAACGTAAAATACAATGCAGCAGGGCAAGTAATTAGTGCTCAGGTTAAGAACGGGAAGCTTGAAAGTTTTATTGGCTATAACGCCAATAACTTTGCTTGGTATAACCCTGTTAACGGCAAAATGGAATTGTTCATGTACGTTAAAAACGGCCAAATGTTTATGCGTGAGGCCTTTATTAACGAGGCATGGCTTAATTCTGTTGTTGTTACCGAATACATTAAATCAGGTGATTATGTTCCGGATAATGATGGTTTTTTGATTGATGGTAAAACTGGCAATATTGAAATGAACAAAGGAACGTTCCGAGGTGAATTAGATATAGGAACAAACAAGACTGGGGCGCATACCGTTATTACAAATGAACGGATTGCGGTTTACGGTGATAAAGGAGAGCTCAGGATTGAAATAGGAAAAATAACAGGAGTTTAATTAATGTATGGCGTTTATGTTAAACCAGAAATCGGCAACGAATATTATTTAGATGCTGATGATAATCAAGTAATGGGGTATTTAGGAACGGTAAATGTTGGATATCGATTCGGACATTTCCCTCGAAAAGGGTGGAATACAATAAAGCATAACATTGAGGAATATGAAAAATACAATATAACTATAATCCCACGAATAATATCACGAACATATAAAGTGTCAGGAATGTATTATTGGTTTTCCGCAAATATAACAGATTATAATATATCTGGAGAGAATTTTAATTTTTATGTAGATGATGATATCAGTGGCTCTTATCGGGTGAACTCAGAAGATGCAGAGAATGATCCAGACTTTAAATTTGATTTTTATGGTTATCCAAAAACAAATAATGAATCATACGGAATTAGACTGCATGGAATGAACGGTATTAGTGAGCTTACTCCATCAATGCGAGGGTATTGTTTATTTGCTGAAGTCGTGAAGATAAATGCGGGTAAGTATAATGGTTGGAGTATCCCATCACACATTACTAATGAAATGAATCCTGTTATCTTTGTGAGACCTAAAAATTCTGGAACGGTATTTTCATATACAAAGGCAAGAGGTCTTGTTGTCAGTAATTCATGTGAAATGTATGTTGTTATATTTTGTACTAACTTTAAGCTAAGCCCACCCAAATATGGCATTGTGATTTATAATGATAAAAAAGAAATTACATTTTCATCCGACTATAAACCTATGAAACTCGGAGAGACGACACGATTTAGTAATCGGAATGGCGCTTCATTCTCTAAACTAAAAAAACCGATGATTATTCCAGATGCACAATTCGTCAACTGGAGAATACAGGGGAGTAATAGAGATGATGTTATCTATATGCGCACTGGCTTTGGCTTTAGAAATGATAGTAATAGTGTTTATTGGGATGATATATACAGTATAGATTCAGAGTACGGTGGACCATACGGAGCAATTGGTGGTAATGCATTTAAAATAGAATTTAATATCTACGGCATCGAACTCAGCGACTACTTTAATATTTAATTAACCCTTCATTTATACCTCTAGGAAAACTTATTTATGATATACACAACAGGCACTGTTAACACAGTGTCAGGGTCTGCTATTGTCAAAGGCACTGGCACTAAATTTAAAAATAATAATCCTGCCATTAATATCGGAATGACGATTTTAATTAAATCGGGAAACACGAATATTCCTTATATGATTAAATCTGTTAATTCCGATACTGAATTAGTATTAGCACATCCCGCATTAGCTACAGCAACGAACACCACATTCTCAATTCATATTACTGAGCCTGATAATAATAGCGATGCAGCCAGAACGATGGTTGCAATAAATGCATACACGCAATATTTCCTCGATGCGATGAATACGTGGATGACTGAAACAGGGCAGACAAAAATTGAAATGCCGAACGGGGAGATTGTTACGCTAGATAGTATTAAGAAGATGCAGGGGGATATTAGTAATAAATTTGATAAAAAAGGTGGGGAAATATTAGGTTACACAGCTGTCGATGGATTAATTCAATCACTTCAAGGTAGATTGGGTGGGGTAAAGGATGGTTCTAGCATTAATTTAGAGTGCGATGTGGATGGACCACGAATAACATCATTATATCCAAACTCTAGTTGGGGAATCCATAGACTCCCGACTTCTAGTGGCACCTTTATGCAAATCGGCGACTATGGAGTAGGGGGGAATACCATACATATAGATAGCTCAGGTTTGAATAACCCACTAACACCAACTGGTACATATCATCAAGGTGGAGGGCAAAATGACAATTGGTTTGGTACATATGGAGTATTAATAAATTTAAAATATAATGATACAAATTCAACTAAAGTTTTCTATAGTGGGGATAAAGGTATTCCAACTATTGCATCGAAACATGGCGAATCATTAGTTTGGAATGTTTTATGGGGAACTGGTAACACCACAACAGACCCACAAGGTTTCATCAAAAAAGCTTCTCCAATTATCGACATCAATCCCGACGGCACATTCACCACTAACGACGAATCCGATGGCGCTACGGTTACTCGAGTAGCTCAGGGGGAATATCTCATTGAGGGCGTACTTGGTTTTAACTCAGATGCCGGATGGGGTGGTGTCGATGGCGGTATTGAAATTCCTCTCGATGTAAATAAACAACCACTGATATGGGTTAACTCTAAAGTTAACAAAGACGGCTCTATTCTCGTCAAAACCTATCACCGTACTCACCCTAATGCGCCTGAATTTGCTAACAATAAAATTGACGGTTATAGCGATGGCGACCCAATTGATATTCCTGATGGCCGCTTTATTTCCGTTCGTGTACAGATGCCAGAGCAATCAATCTATAACGTGAGAATGCGTGAGATGGAAGAAGCGCAGAGAGAGGAAGAAGAACACAGGCAAAAAGAAGAGGACTAATTGTGATATTGTTGAGCGGACTGTTTTCGCTAACTAACTCGTCCGCTTAATATAAATATAAAAGAGATAAGTCTAAAAAAGAATTATTACATACGAAGACATAAATAAAAAAAGAGTGCTTAATGCACTCTCTAATAATTAGAACAAAAAGTACGCCAAAATTTAAAGTTTTTTGGGATTACTTGTTCTGAAATACCAAAACCTGCGTTTATCCTTTTAAATACATCAAAGCTAACATCGCTTCTCGGAATAATTTCGCCTGTCTGAACTCTTGAAATAACATTTGGAACTCGCCAAATGATAGCTTCTCTATAAACCACGTAACTATCATGTCGAATAAAATCATGATCTCCTGGTTTTAATAAGCAGGTTGCATCGAATGGGACACCCTCTTTACAACTTGATATATTTACAACCAAAACACAATCACAACCATTAATGGGGTAATAAACAGGATCATTGCAAACAACGTGTAAATGCTCACATGGGCCTGTTGGTGCTAACACCGTACCTCTTTTATATGGTTGATAATCAATCATGCTAATTCAGAACTAAATGCCTTGAGCTGTTTAGTTTCATTAAAACTTCGCAAGCACGCATCCGCTTCTTGTTCAGTCTTACCGCCAGCTAGAAATATGTCTCTTGGGTTAATGGGGATAGATGAACCATGAGGATCATTCCACTCTGGACATATTTCATGAGTTAAATCGCAAATTCGAAATCTTTTCAGGTGTCCATACTTGGAAAAAGTCTCATCAAGTATTTTTATATCCGCTTTACTTAGCTCATCAAAATCATCGTCCATAACACCTGACAATACTTTTTTTATGCTAACTTCATAGTTAGCCTCACCAGAGATCCATAATTCCCATGGAGAATCATCATAATCTCCACCAGATTTAACTAAATCATAAGTTCTGGATAAAACAGGCCCATGATTCATAGAAACGTAGCTGTCTCCTGACATAGAGTCACCAAATCTAATTAAGCACTCTCTATCAGCAAGGTAAAGAAGTTTCATTAATTTTATGTATGCCATGCGCCCACCGCGTTTATGCAGTAGGTATGCAGCCATTTGAGCTACTTTTTCTTCGCAAAACATAGAAACCTCCAAGACACACTAAATAAGTTACCAAGTGATAACTCTTGGTTAAAAGTATACCCGCTGGTAATAGGATTAGCTATTATTTCCGCTTTTTTTGTGTATTTTTACAAAAATCAGGACACCAATAGCACACCAGAAATTGATAACTGATTGATTATATAACTCGGTCGGTTCCATCCAACATCGGCGCTACTCCGTCTTCAAATACTGCACCGAATTACCATCAGGAAACGTCTTACTTCTCTCACGATAAAACGTCAGTCGTTCATTAAAGTAAGCTCTCAAATGTGCTGGTTGCTGTCGTTCAACTTCGGACGCAATAACGGGCATGTTTAAACGCTCTTTATATGCGACACCTGAAGCTGATAAATCGACATTGATTTTGTCTTTTTCTTCTTGAGATAAGTTTGCGAGGTTCATAACAGATCCATTTAGTTTTTTGGAGAGTATAGCAGGGTGTGGAATTAAAAATGAGGAGGTGTGACATACTGTGTCGAGATTGTGACACAATATATGTGAAATGATGGTAAAAATGATTAAATTCTGCAAAGTCAAAATTTGCTGGCTGGCATGGATAGTGGCTTTGTAGGCTAAATAGCGTTAATCAATACTTTCACATCATCCGATATTAAATCTATTCAGGAAGAAGTGAACCAACGTACTGCGGAAATTAATCGTATTTCAGAACAAACACAATTTAATGGCGTAAAAGTGTTAAGCGAAGACAGCACATTAAATTTACAAGTGGGCGCGCATGATAAAGAACAAATCAGTGTTAATCTGAAAAAAATGGATGCCTCTACATTGGGTATTGATAAATTAGATCTTTCTGCAACGCCGGAACAATTACATGGTAGCTCAACGAGTGTAGTTTCGGTATCTGATGCAAATACTCCACCTATATTTAAAGATATTGATATTGATACTACATCGTTAAAAAAAAGTTTAGCTACAGGCGAGTCTTTAGAAGGCGTCTATTATGCAGTGGATGCAAATGGTAAAGAAGATAAAACCAGTCTGGCAATAGAAGTGAAAGATAAAAATGGTGATATCAAAACTTATCAAGCTACACTGGATACCTCGGCAGCGGTTGATAAAACTAAGCATACATTTACTCCTGGTGGTAAAGTGACTTTAACGAAAGGTACAGAAATTAAACCTAAAAACCCACCCACAATTAACGATGCACCATTAAAAGGGCTAGATGATGCACTTGCTCAGGTTGATAGCCTACGCAGTGCCATGGGTGCCGTGCAAAATCGTTTAGATTCTACCATTGCTAACTTAGGCAACACGGTTAATAATCTGACCGCATCACGTAGCCGTATTGAAGATGCCGATTATGCGACAGAAGTGTCTAATATGAGTAAAGGTCAAATACTGCAACAAGCAGGCACTTCTGTATTAGCGCAAGCAAACCAAATGCCTCAAAACGTATTATCACTGCTTCGTTAA